AAACAAAGGATTTAGAACAGAGACGTAAGGCGGTTTTGGCACAGGTTTACGAAAACCTTGCAAACGTAGAGAAGAAACTGCAAAGTGAAGGGTACGTAGTAGCCGGGTACGGCGGTAATACTTACTACGGCTATGTTGGCGAAGGCAACGGGTTCCAAGGCGCAGCCCTTACGCCCGTAACCAGCCGCCCGGTAATCTTCAACAGCCGGAAGGCAGCGGAGAGGGTAGCCAGCGACGGAACCTACAGGAACGGCGGCGGCGACGTGATAGCCTTAGAGGTAGTAGAAGCCGCTACTTACTTCCGTACCGTCTACGACAGCATTAAGGAAGGCATCAAGTTAATGGAAGACGTATTCAGTAAGTAAGGATATAACCGGGGAAGGGGCGAAAGCCCCACCCCACAAAATAACAGCATTATGGACGCAACGTATAACGAGCAGATAGCAATTAACGCCCTTATAAGTGTTTTGCAGGATGTCGTAAACAACGGAAACGATAACCCGGAGTTTGACGGCGACAGCGACTTTGTAGACATTTCGGACGGCGCAAGGAGCCAGCCGATAATACTATTAGACCGCGAAGACGTAGCCAGCCTTATCCCGTTCTTAGAGGATAACATGGCAGACGAACGGTTAATAGACTACTTCAAGAATATCGGCAACGCCCAGCCGAAAGAACAGGGCGAACAGGGGTAAGGGGTAGCTATACCCGGAATACGTATCAATATAATACAACCAAAAAAAGAAACGATTATGGTAGTAACAGGACAGACAAGAAAGAGCAAGAAGGCCGAGGGCTTTCGACGCGGACTGCTCCAGCTTCGCGTAGGCGACTACGACGAAGCCCGTAAGGAGCTTATGACGGCTTTAGGAATTAACAACCGTAACAGCCTTGCAGACTATGCCAGCGGAAGGCAGGAAATGAAGGTTACGCAGGCCGAAGCCGTTGAGGGAGTATTTAACCGTTACGGAGTAACTTCTAACATTTGGGGCTCATGATACTGAACGCAAAACTTACCCGGCGTGAAACCGAGGTAGCCGAGCTGCTGGCATGGGGAGCCGCAAAGAAGGAAGTAGCCGACAAGCTGTTTGTTTCTACGCGCACGGTTGAGAATACCGCCCGGAGCATTTACGCCAAAACAGGCGTACAGAAGGCTACGGAGCTTTGCGTTTGGTGGTTTTGCACGAAGTGCGGAGTTCCTACAAGCTTAGACCCGCTAAAACGCGCCTTCATAGCCGGATGCCTTCTTATAGTCCTTATTCCCCGCGAGCTTTGCGGACAGGGCGACCCGTACAGGGTAGGCAGAGCAAGGGCAAGGGTTACGAGAGTAGCAAGACAGGGAAGGCGCAAAGGCGAAGGCGATAGTATTAACCTATTAGACTTTTTGAGAGCATGAAGCAGTTAATAGCACTTATAGCCGTGATTATCTTAGGCGGCTTATGGATTAGGAGCGAGAAGGCAAAGGTAGCCTACGCGGACACAGACTGCCCCGTTTGTGGCAGTAGCGAAGTATTGGATTTCGGAACCAGCGAGAACGGGCAGAAGTGCCACTGCTACGATTGCGGCAGGGAGTTCTACATTTTAGGCGAAGCGAGCTATGAGTAACTACGATTTGAACAGCAGAGTAATTGACCTTACGTTAGGCGAGCTTCTGGACGCTGTAGAGGAAAAGGTTAAGGCCATTCTTCCGGGCAGCTTGCAGAAGCAGCCACAGGACAAAAACTTTGTCTACGGATTGAAGGGATTAGCCAAGCTGTTAGGATGCAGCAAAACCACAGCCGCCCGCGTTAAGGCTTCCGGCAAATACGACGCGGCAATATCGCAAATAGGCGCACTTCTTATCATTGACGCGGACGAAGTTCTGCGAATAGCAAGAGAGAGTAAACAACCCATTTTATAAACTTCAGCTATATGGCAAAACAAGTAATTATTAAGCGTTTGGCCTTTGCCAACTTCAAGGGCTTACGCAACGTAGCCGTAGACTTCAACGGCAGCGTAACAACAATTTCCGGGCGTAACGGAACCGGGAAGACTACCGTAATAGACGGCTTTAATTGGCTTCTTTTCGGTAAGGACAGCGAAGGGAACACCGACACGAAGTTTGGCATCAAGACAAACGACCGTAACGGCGCGTTCATCCCACACCTCGAACATGAGGTAACGGGTTCCTTCGAGGTAACGGACACAGAGACGGGAGAGACCGAAACAAAGGTTTTCCGTAGGGTATTGGTTGAGGAATGGAAGGAAACCGTAAACGACGAGACGGGCGAGACGCGGGAGTACCTTAAAGGCCACCATACAAACTACTACTACAACGAAATGCCTTTGAAGACTAAGACGGAGTACGACAGGCTCGTAGCGGATATTATGCCGGAAGCCGTCTTCAAGGCCATCACGAACCCGGCTTATTTTCTTACGCTTCATTGGCAAACCCAGCGCGACATGCTTCTACAGATGGCCGGGGAGATAACCGACCAGCAAATAATAGCTACCGACCCGAAGTTTGGCAAGCTGCTGGAGCTTCTACAGGGTAAGACCTTAGAAGGCTACCAAGCCAAGATTAAGGAAGACCGGGCTAAGATTGAAGCCGATTTGCAGCGCATCCCCACCCGCATAGACGAAGTAACGCGCAACACCCCGCAGGATATGGATTTTTCCGTTTTGGAAGGCCAGCTTTCAAAGCTTACGGCAGAGTTCGACGATATAGACAAGGCCATGACTTCAACAGCCGAAGCCAACCGCCAAGCTTACGAACGTAAGAGCAGCATCCAGCAACAGATAAACGGCTTACGCCTAAAGCAGCAGAACCTGCTGTTTTCAGCCAAGCAGAAGGCCAGCGAGGAAGCGCACCAAGCGAACCGGGCGCATGACGAAGCCGTTAGGGAACTTTCCTCTATTGCCTTCGAGGAAAAGCAGATAGAAGGAACCTATAGAAGTGAGCTTCTACGTTTGCAGGAAGCGCAGGAACGCGCCGAACAGCGTATAGCCGAATATTCCAAGCAGCAGAACGAGACCCGCGAACTTTGGTTCAAGGTAAACGGCGAAGAATTTAGCGACGGCGAAGGCTTGATTTGCCCCCTGTTCAAGCACGGATGCGGCGACAGCAAGGCCGTACAGCAGTACAACGCCGACCAAGCAGCAGCCCGCGAACGCTTCTACGCAGAGAAAGACGAACGGCTGGCCAACATTACCAAGAACGGAAAGCAGCAGGGCGAAATGATTAAGGCACAGCAGGAAGAAGCCCTCAGATTAGCCGGAGAACGCACACGACTTGACGAGAAGCACGAAGCGGACTTAGCAGGCATCAAAACCAAGCGCGAAGCCGCCATAAACAAGCGCGACCAAAACCCGCTTACCCAGCCCCGCGAAGTGAAAGGCGAAGACCTGCCGGAATGGGTAGCACTACAGGAACAGATAGGAAGCCTAACGGAACAGCTTACCGAAGAAAGCAGCCAGCAGCCGGACAATACTGTACAGCTACGACAGCAACGCGCCGACATTCAGAGCAGGATCGATGGAGTGAAGGCCGACTTACAGAAGCGCGAGCAGATACAGAAGGCAAAGGAGCGCATAGACGAGCTGAACCAGCAGAAGAAGGAGTTACAGAAGGCGAAGGCGCAGCTACAGAAGAAGGAAGACTTAATAGCAGACTTCGAGAAGGCCAAGATGGACGAAGTAGAACGCCGGGTAAACGCCATGTTCCAAGTAGTCAAGTTTAAGATGTACCGCCAGCAGATAGAAGACGCTAAACAGGTTCCCGATTGTGTCTGCTACATAGACGGCGTGAGGTACGGCGACAAGAACAACGCCGGGCAGATTAACGCCGGGCTGGACGTGATTAACACCCTTTGCGGCTTCTATCATATTAACGCACCGATATTCATAGACAACGCGGAGAGCGTGAACGAGTTTATACCCGTAGCAAGCCAGCTTATCAAGCTTCAAGTAACGACGGGAGATTTTACCGTAACAAACATTTAACCCCAATATTAACTTAAATTTTTCAAGCATTATGAACTACAAAGAAATTAAGAGTTACGAAGACGCTTGCAAGGTTTTGGGATTGAAGCCCCTTGCAGACGAAGTATTTAACGCCTTCCCGAAGGCAGAGCGCGAAGACGTGAAGGCTTATCACCAGCTTTCAGTAATTACCAAGGCCATCAACGAAGGCTGGGAGCCGGATTGGACTAACCGCAAGGAAGAAAAGTTCGAGCCTTACATGTACACGAATAATGCCGGGCTTGCGTGTGCGGCTACGCATTACGCCCCCTCGCGTACGCATACGTCGATCGGTTCCCGCCTTTGCTTCCCCGATTACGAACGCGCAGCGTATGCCGTAGCCACGTTCGGAAAGCTTTATAAGGCGTACTTCCGTCCGGGTAAGTGGGAGAGTTCAGACGAACAGGAAGCAGCCACGGAAGCCGCCGGAAAGGAGCCGGAGAACATGGAGCAGGACGGCGGCGACGGCGTGATACGCGAAGAAGACGACATGACAGACGCGCCCGACTTCTTGAAGAAGGTAGTAGAAATTTGCAAAAGCGAAATTCAGCCTTTGGCGGAAGCAGACTCAGACAACCGCGCTATCATTCTTATTGCCGTACAGGACAACGCAAAGGACAAAGACGGCGACGCAGGATTTGGTACTACCTTAGCAGTAGTAGGCAGCGAAAACAACCTCTCACGCGGTTTGGCTAACTTCTTGAAGCAGGAGAGAAGCCAGCCTATCATCAAGAAAGCCATCCTTCGCAACAAGTTTTACAGGATTTTCGAGGAAGGCGCGAAGGAAATTAAGGACATTTTAGACATACTTAAATAACTTAGCATTATGGAAACAAACACCCAAACAACTAACACCCTTCCGGCTACCGTAGTAGCCGCAAAGGAAACCTTCGAGCTTGCATGTAAGGAAGCACAGGGTCTGCAGATTGTAAACAATTTCGGAGCGGCATTTACAGCCGTGAACGTAGTAAGCCTGCTTAGAAAGGCACTAACCCAGGAAGTAATGGAAACCGTATTCATGCCACTCATGAATACAAAAATAGGGTTCCTTACCGACAGGAACGGGCGACCGAACAGCCGGGGAGAAGTGAAGCCTTTGTATTCGGTTGAGGTAGTACGCGACGCGGTAATAGACGCTGTGGCTATTGGCCTTCTTCCAACCGGCAACCAGTTCAATATCATAGCCGAACGCATGTACCCGACAAAGGAGGGCTACACGGCTTTGCTTAGAAAGCTGGGCGTTAAGTATTTTATCGATGTCAGCTACGACAAGAGCCAAACCCAAGGCTTTGCAGAGATACCCTGCAAGATTACGTATCAGTACAACGGCGAGAAGAACGGCTTTTCGATTGTGGCAACCGTCAAGAAAGACAACTACAGCAGCCCCGACCAACTACGCGGAAAGGCAGAGCGCAGAGCCAAAAAAGCCCTGTACGAATATATTACGGGCTGCGACTTTGGCGACGCTGACGAAGACAGCAGCCGCATCGTAGACGCGGAAGCCGAAGAAATCAAGGAGCAGGCCAACACTGGCGCGACTATTGGCGTAGGAGCACAGCAAGAAGCAGCACCCCAGCCACAGCAAGCGCAGCAGCCAGCCCCGGCACAGCCCCAGCCCGCACCCGTACAGGCAACAGCAGGACGCGGACGTAGTAACGCTAAGTCTGACAAATTACCCGGCTTCTAAATGGAATTGAAGGTTATAGGTAGCAGTTCAGAGGGTAACGCCTACGTTCTACGGAACGAGGGCGAAACCCTCCTGCTTGAAGCCGGGATAAGCTTTAAGAAGGTTTTGCCAGCTTTTGACTACGACGTTAGCAAGGTGCAGGGCGTACTGATTACCCACGAACACGGCGACCACGCCGGACACATCGGCGAGGTTTTGAAGTACGGGCTACCCGTCTACGCGACAGCCGGAACCATAGAAGGCGCACGACGCTACATGGAGCGCACGGACTTCGAGCCGACAGCCTTACAGGGCAACCGGGAACAGGGCTATCAAGCCATTACGTTAGGAGGGTTCCGGGTAATTCCGTTCCCTACCCAGCACGACGCGAACGAACCCGTAGGCTTCTACGTTTGGCACCAAGAGACAGGCGGCATCCTGTTCGCTACCGATACCTTTTACGTTAAGAATAGGTTTGCAGGGCTTAGTAACATTCTGATTGAGTGCAACTACGACCAAGAAAGGCTCGAAGCGAACCTAATAGCCGGGAAGATAGACGCAGCACGCTACAGGAGAGTAAGGCACAGCCATCTAAGCTATACGACATGCCTCCAGCTTCTAAAGGCTAACGACCTGACGGCTGTAAACAACATCGTACTGATACACACAAGCCGGGATAACGGCGACGCTAAAGCCTTCCGGGAAGGCATAGCCAAGGCCACAGGAAAGACTACCACCGTAGCCGTACCCGGCTTATTGTTGAACTTCAATAAAAGCCCATTCTAATATGATAAAAGGATTTAGCAACGAGACCAGCCCCCTAAACGACTACGAACTGCGGGTTTTACTTCCCGTCATTCTGGCCGGATTGAAGGATAAGCAGGGGAAGCGGAACGCAGTAACGAACGGCTATATTATCGGACGCTTGAAGCAGCACGGCTATAAGATAGACGCTGCGAGGTTGAGGAAGATAATAAACCACATTCGCACGAACGACCTGCTGCCCGGCTTAGTGGCTACTTCCGAAGGCTACTACTTAGCAACCAGCGAAGCAGAGCTTATGGACTACGAAGACAGCCTAAGAGGGCGCGAGGAAGCGATAAAGGCCGTAAGGCTTAGTATAGCAAGGCAAAGGCGAATGCTTTACGCCGACGCAAAGAACCCGATACAAACAGAATTAAAATTTTAAGAAAATGAAAAGAGAATTAGGAAAAGACTTTCAGCAGGGCGAAGAACGTAGGCAGTTCTTAGCCGACAACGCCGACGCGGTAGAGAAGAAGGAGTACATGCGCCACTTTACCCCGGAGGAACTTCTAAAGAAGAAGGAAAGCTTATCAGAGACCTGCATTTCGATTAACGACATCGAAGAAGAACTAAAGGAGATTAAGAAGGAGTACGCCGAAAAGTTAAAGCCGCTTGTAGAGCGTAAGAAGCGAGTTTTAGGCGAGCTGAAGAAGAAGGCCGAGCTGGTAGAGGAAGACTGCTACAAGTTCATAGACGCGGAAGCCCGTGAAGTAGGCTTCTACAACGCTAACGGCGATTTGATAGAGAGCCGCCCGGCATACAGCGAGGAACTTCAAACTACCATGTTCCAAGTTATTCGGAAGACGGGAACAGAAGACAAATAGTTATTAACCAATTAAAAGAACGCATTTATGGAAAGCGAAGACAAGAAAGTAGTAGTAAACCTGCCCGAAGGTACAAGTACGGCAGAAGTGATTATCCGCGAAGGCGAAGCCCCGCAGGTATTAGACCCCAAAGCCCCGGTTAAGATTAACCTTTCCGGCGTGATTGGTTCCCCGGTTGAGTTCCTTACACAGCGCAGCAAGGAAAGCGACCAATTCAACGAGAAACGCGCCCATGTGCTGGTAGACCGCGAACACGTTAAGATTGTCCTTATTTTCAACGAGAATGACGAATACACACGCGGACAGGTGGAAGGTACGCTTTCCTTCCATCCTAAGTTTGTCGAGTTCGGAATTAACGCGGCAAAGGGATGGACACCTATAAAGCTGGGCGAGTTCTTCAAGATGAACCGCGCATTTTTCCCGGATAAGGAAAAGAACATGGAGCTTGTAACCAAGCTAAAGAACTTCAACGCCAAGGTAGAGAGCAGCATCGAGAAGCAGCGCAACGAAAACGGCAGCTTCAAGGATAACTACAGCGCAATAGTACAGAGCAACCTGCCCGACGCTTTTACGGTTTGCCTTCCTATTTTCAAGGGTATGCCAGCCGAGAACTTAGAAGTAGAGCTTTACGCCAGCATAGACGGGCGAGACGTAACGCTTTCGCTTGTAAGCCCCGGAGCCTGCCAGCTGTTGGAAGACCTGCGCGACAAAGTGATAGACGAACAGGTTACGGCCATTCGTGAGCTTTGCCCCGGCATCGTGATTATTGAGAAGTAGTATTAACCAGCCGCCGGGCATGGCTAACCAGCAAGCCCGGCGGCTTAAAACCGTAGAATTATGGCAGCGTTAAGAAAATTACCTTACCTTCCCCTTTACGTCCAAGACTTCACGGGCGACGAAAGGCTGACAGGTTGCAGCCCGGCGGCTGTAGGTGTATATATTTTCTTGCTTTGCTTTTTGCACAAGTCCGAGACCTACGGAAAGCTGGTACTACGCCCTAAAGACAGACTTACGGAAACCGAGATTTCAGAGTTAAAAAAGCTAATTGAAAGCAAAACCGAAAGCAAAACCGAAAGCAAAATTATTCCATTTGCTAAGCGTTTGCAAAGGAACATGCCTTTTGAACTTCACGAAATAGCAGCAGGTTTAAGCGAGTTAGCCGAAGAGCGAGTTATTACGATAGACGGCGAAGAGCTTTACCAGCGTCGTATGGTAAAAGACGGCGAAATAAGCGAAAAGCGCAGTATTAACGGCACTTTAGGCGGCAGACCTACAAAGGCTTACGAACCTTCAAAAAGCAAAACAAAAAGCAAAGTAGAAAGCAAAAACGAAAGCAAAAACAAAGCAAATACTGAATATGAAAATGAATATGAAAATAATAATATAATAGATAGTGAAGAAAGGGATGCAGGGGAAGAAACACCAGCACCCGGAAGAGGTAAGGCTAAGACCTTCACGCCGCCAACCGTAGAGGAAGTAGAAGCATACTGCCGGGAGCGCGAAAACGGCATAGACGGGCAGGAGTTTGTAGACTTCTATACGGCTAATGGCTGGGTACAGGGCAAGCAGGGCAAGCCCCTAAAGGATTGGAAGGCTTGCGTAAGGACATGGGAACGTAACGGAATAGCACCAAGGAACAATTATGGCACAGGAACAGCAGCAACAGGCGGCAACGCCACGGGTAGACCTTCAACGGTTCAAGGCGATACTACAGAACCGCGTACCCGTCGCAGTACGATTTAGCATCGACGCACGGCATTACGCGGCAGACGTACCCGAAATGCTTAAAGCTTGCTACGCCCACGAAGTAGAGCGACGCGGTAGGAGGTTCCAAGAGGACGAAGCCACCGCCAGCCACATAGCCAGCGTAGCGAAGTGGCTTATAGGCAGCACCGCGAAACCCGGCTTATTCCTGTACGGCAACATAGGCAGCGGGAAGACAACGATGGCCAAGGCAGCAGCTCAGCTAATAAACATGCTTTACGGCAACGAATACAGGTACGAAGACAGGAAGGGCGTTATTACCGTTTCAGCCCTCCAGCTTGCAGAGGAAGCCAAGAAGGAGGAAGAAGGGCGCATGAAGCTTTACAAGACTACGGAGCTGTTGCACATAGACGACGTAGGCACGGAGCCGCCAAGCGTCAAGGTTTGGGGAAACGAGGTTAGCCCGTTCACGGACATCATCTACAGCCGCTACGACCGAATGCTTTACACAGTCATTACATCCAACCTGTACGAAGACGATATAGTTAAGCGATACGGCGACCGCATAGCCGACCGTTTCCGGGAAATGTTCGACCTATTAAGCTTTGATAACCGAAGCTATAGATAACCAAAGAGAAGATATGGAGCAGAAGAAAACGATTATTTACATCAGCGGACAGATTACAGGGCTGCAAAGGGAAGTTTACGAAGCCCTGTTCTACGGAGCTGAGAACCAGCTAAAGGCCAAAGGCTACGAAGTAGTAAACCCGCTTACCATAGCGGAAGGCATAGCCCCGGAGCTTATAGACCCGGCAACGCACACCGAAGAAGAAATATGGCAGACGATAGTTAAGGCCGACATTCAGGAGCTTATGAAGTGCGAAGCCGTTTACATGCTTCCGAATTGGGAGCACAGCGAAGGGGCAACTTTGGAACACAGAATAGCCACCGGGCTACGCCTTCCCGTCTATTACGAAGTAGAGCCAAGGCACAGGGATATAAAAGACGCGATAGAAGCCGCGATGGGCGTACCCTTCCGGCTTATTTCGAGAGACAGCCGGAACCGCTGGCACGTCTACGCTCGCATGATCTATGCACACCACAGCAAGAAAGACGGCGACAACACCCAGCAGATAGCCAGCGAGACACGGCACGACGAAAGCTCCATAGGCTACTATCTTCGCCGATACGATAACGAATACAAGTATAACCGCGAGTTCAGAAAAGCAGCCGAAAAGGTTGCAACGATGTTGAGCAAGAAACTCAGCACGGAACAAGCATAAAGATAACAGCAATATGAGTTTGAAGTATTACGACGGTAAAGAACCATGCCCCGGATGTGGCAGACCGGGAACAGAAGTAACACGCCACAGAAAAGACGGGCTTTGTTACGATTGTCAAGATTTGTTAGCTTTAGGGCGGCAACTAAAAGCAGAAAAAGAAAAGGCAACCGAGTATGTAAACGTAACTTTGCACGTAAACGCATGTCGAAACCCAAAAGGTAACGAAGCCTTCTATAAATTTTTGTCAGCTATAAGCAATGAAGCCGCTGTAGCAAATAGTTGGATAGATTTATTACCACAATTTGGGAATAACGAAAGAAGGTATAAAATACCAAAGTATATGGCAGAAGCCATAAAAGAACTACTAAAAGACCTCAAAGCAGAGTTTGAAGAAACAATGCACGAAAGGAACCGAATCCCCCAACAGGTTGAAGAACAACTAAACCGGGAGCGTAACAAGATATACAACGAAGGCGTAGCTTACGGGCGCAACCTCTTAGCCCAGCTTAACCGGGGAGAAATAGGATTAAGAGATTTTGAAGCAATAGTCGAAAAATTCTAAAGCAACAAGTCAATGGCAGCAAAACAGGAAAGCGTAAGCGATTGGATGGCACTCGCCAAAGCCTACGACAAGGCAGAAAAGGAGCAGCAGGTAACGCCCTACGTAATAGTAAGCCTTCGCAATAAAAGGACAGACGAAGAACTATACCGTTACGACATTCCAAGGGAAATGTTTTGGCGTTACAGCTGGGTAATAAGCTGGCGGGAAGCGAAACTTATTTGTAAGAACCCAAAGGACGGCGTTAGCCGAATATTCAGCTTCTACGATAAGACAACCGGGTTAGACTACGGCTTTGGTTCCCTTATAAGCTCCCTAACGTCAGCGAAGGCGAACACAACAATAACAGCCAACAGGCTACAGGAATATATAGACAGCCAAGCCGGAAACATGTTTTTCGACGAAGCCAGCGACGAAATAGTACTCAAGTTCAAGGCCAAGATTTCGGCATACAGAGAGAAAGCCGCTGGGATTGAAGCACAGATAAAGGCGAAAGTTCAAGAGTTAAATAACAAAAGTCAAATTAAAAACCAAAGATTATGTTAGTAGCAGAGATTATCGGCAACATCGGCAACGATGCCCAAGTAAAGGATTTCAACGGGAAGAAGTACACGGCTTTTAACGTAGCCCATTCCGAGAAGTTCAAGAACCAGCAGGGCGTAGAGACAGAGCGCACGACATGGGTAAGCGTTCTAAAGCCCGGAGAGAGCGGTTTAGTTCAGTACCTAAAGAAGGGAACGCCCGTATTTGTCCGGGGCGAACTGAGCTTCAAGCAATACCAAGACGGCAACGGCCAATGGCAGGTAGGCGTAAACTGCCTCGCCCGTGAGGTTCAGCTATTACCCGGCGGCAAGCGCGACCAAAACCAGCAGCAGGCAGCAGCACCCGGAACCAGCGCGACCAACACGAACGCCCCGGCGCAGCAGCCAGCCCCGGCACAGCCAAGCCAGCAGGAAGGAGGTACAAACGACGATTTACCATTCTAACCCGGAGAGCTATGGACGAATACAGAGTTATCAAGGAAGAAACGCTGGTAGGCGACCCGCTTAACGAGGGCTACCCATTCCCGGCTCACGACGGGAGCGACATAATAAAGATTACCCGCTACGTAGTACAGGTTAAGGGCTTTATCTTCTGGCACACCGTTAAAGCCTTCAAGAAGATTTTACCAGCTGCCCGATTGTTACACCACCTAAGAGCACTGAAGGATGAGTAAGAACCCACTAAGCAAGTTTTCAGACGAAGACCTGCGCGACGAGTTAGAACGGCGCACACGGAAGGCAAAGAACGCCCAAGGCTTTGTTAGGTGCAAGGATTGTGTTAAGCCGGAAGTCTGCATATTTAGAAGCAGGTTAAAGGCTGGCGTTTGGCGCATTTGTGAAGATTACATAGAGAACGAACTAACAACAGATTGAGACATGAACGTAATGTTAAGTAAAACCTTCTTTCCCCAGCACCCGAAAGCCGGGGAGCCTACAGAGTTCCGGGAGAAGGTACTGACAGGAACCAAGCGGCACACATGCCGATGTAATTACGACTATTGGAAGACCCGGATAGAGACGTTAAAGAAGCGGCAGGGTATTCTGAGCCTACGCCAATGGAGCGGAAAGCCTTACCAAAAGGGCAGTACGCAGGAACCGATATTAGACATAGCCGCCAGCCTAATAGACGTTCAGCAGCTTGTAATGACACGTAAGAAACTCGACGAACCCGAATACGTGGAAGTAGAACCCGGACTTTACCAGCCCCGGCCAGCTTACGACTACGAAGCCAGGATAGACGGCGAACCCTACGACGTGGAGTTTGTAGCCAAGAACGACGGCTTATCGCTTGAAGACTTCAAGGAATGGTTTAACCCGGTATTCGACGAATACGCCCAGCAGGTAGCACTAACAAAGGGCAACGAGGTTATCGAGCCGTCAGAGCTTACGATGGTATTTGCAGTTATTCACTTTACGACATTCAGATATTAACAGCTTATGGCACAGAAAAGGCGTTCTACAGGCTACTACGACATCAACGGGCGCGAGATACGCGAAGGCGATATAGTCAAAGTGGGAAACCTTGAAGGCGCAGTAACCTACGACGAAAGGCTGGATTTGTTTTTCTTCGGCATACTTCCGTATGAGTGGATGAACACAAAGAGCCAGCGAGAAATAGAGATTATAGGGCAGATAGAGAAGCCCGAAGACTACGTTAGCGTTTTACATTAACTCAAACAAGCAGATAATTATGGCACAGAGTAATTACAGAAAGCTCCTGCGTGAGCTTTACGAAGCCTACAAAGTAGAGCTGAAAGCAAGAGGAAGGGGCAAAGAGATAGCCTCCTTCGGAAAGTTCCAAAAAGCAATAGACGAAGTAACGAACCTTACACCCGGAATCGATGGACGCTAAAGCATTTTTCAACCTTACGGCGCAGATGAGAGACGCGCAAAAAGCCTACTTCAAGACCCCGGCTGCAGCCTATAGGCAGAAGCAGGACTATTTAGAGCAGAGCAAACGACTCGAAGCCGAGTTAGACGCGGAGATTAAGCGGGTACGCGACATCTTAGCCCGTGAGCAGTACAAAAAGCAGAACCCCACCCTTCCGGGGTTTGGCTTTGACGAAGAACTACTAAACAGGGAAAACTATGAGTAAGAAGCCGTACAGGTTTACCCACAAATGCTGCTATAATTGCTGGCATCATTTAGCCTTTGAGTTCCACCCTTCCGGCGATACGATTGTGTGCCCGTTTGAAGCGCAGAAGACATATAGGACGGCAGACGGCAGGGAGTACGTAGGCGTAGACTACAGCAAGAAGAAGCCAGCGGACTCGCGCCCTTGCAGCAAGTGGAGAATAGACACCAACATCCCGAAGGGTTCAAAGTGGGAGTTCTTAGAGCCTGTACAACTTGAATTAGCATTTAATTTTTAACATCAAACAATTATGAACAGCAACGTAGTAATAGCACCGGGTACGATTGAAGACCCGAAGTTTGACACCCAGCTTTTGGGAGTGATTGAAGACTATAAGGCCAGCTACAAGAAAAAGCAGGCCGAGGTAGGAGAACTAAAGGCTACACCGTTTTCGCGCCTTTGGCATGAAGGAAGGCTTACTTTGGAATACCTAAAGCCGGAGTTCCAAAAGATAGCAAACAAAACGAGCGACCTGCCAAAGAGCCGACGCGACCTAATAGGCTCGTTAGTGTTTGAAGCAGCAAAGCGCACGGTACTGATTAAGCAAGCCGAACGCGCCCAGCGTATAGCAGAGAAGGCCAACGCCCGCGTAGAAGCGGAGGAAGCAGGGATAGAAGCCAAGCAGCCCGGCATCGTAAAGCAGAAGGGCAGCAAGCGCAAAGCCAAGAAACTCCAAAAGAAAGGCAAGAAATGAGCTACGCCGACATTTGGAAGAAAGCACAGGCAGAACAGGCCGGAGCCAAGGAACGCAAACCCCAGCGGCACGAAGAAAGCCGTTTGCAGGAATCATGCGTAACATGGTTCCGGCTTCAATACCCGAAGCTGGCCTTACTTCTTTTCGCGGTTCCAAACGGCGGGAAACGGACACACCGAACCATCGTTAGAGCCGGGCGCGTGATTACCTACAGCCCGGAAGCCAAGCAGATGAAGAAAGAAGGCGTAACGGCGGGAGTGGCCGACCTAATTCTGCTAAAGCCTTCCGGCGGCTACGCTTCACTTTGTATTGAGATGAAGACAACAGAAAAGGGGAGCGAACAGCGGGATAGCCAAAAGGCATGGCAACAGGCAGCAGAGGAAGCCGGGAATAAATACGTAGTCTGCCGGACTTTAGAGGGGTTTATTTCCGTAGTTAATGACTATTTGAAGCCAGCCAAGTAAAACAAGCAGGAACAAACCTTCTTATTTGGATTTAACAACGTAATACGCTGATACACTACAAGTTACAAAAGGTTTATTAAAACACTTGAAGGGCTTTAGCGAAGTTTTGGCGAAGTATTTTAGGGCGTTTCCGTATTAAAGTATTACGAAAACGCCCTAACTTTGCACCCGACTAAAAATTTTTTTGTACATACGAACCATATAGCGAGCGAACCGGGAAACACCCGGAACGCGAGAGCGGGCGGCGGCGTGAGCCGCTACCCGTTTTTCTTTCAGAAAGTGGCAGAAAATAGAAGAAATGAAAAAGAAACAAGAAAAGAAAACGGCAAAAGTGGACTTCGGCAGCATAGACCTCCCGAAGCTCGACCTTTCCGGCTTAGACTTGCCGAAGGTCAAAGCCACACGCGCCCCGGAGGAAGAACAAACCGACCGGGCAATGCCTACGCGCTACACGCCCCCGCTGCCACCGATAACGGGAATACCCGTACTATACAAGAACGCGGCAAAGATGGCGCGTGAATTGAAGGTTACGAACGGAACCCGGTACGACGCTATAGTAAGCGGCGACTTTGTGTTTGGCGACTTTATAGCAGCCTACATTTGGGAGCACAAGATACACGTAGAAAAGATGCTTATCAGCACCCTGTCAGTAAACCAAAAGAACGTAGAAGCGTTAGCCCGGCTTATGGATAAGGGCTACATTCAGCAGTTAGACATGCTTCTTTCGATTTACTTCTACGGAAACGAGCGTTACCAGCTTATCCCGTTTATACGAAGGAAGCTCGACAAAGAAGACCGCTTCCAGCTTGCAATAGCTGGTATTCATACTAAAATAGTTCAGTTCCTAACAAGCGACGGCGACAAGATTGTAGTAAGCGGTTCAGCGAACCTAAGAAGCTCCGGCAACGTAGAGCAGTTCACGATAGAAGGGAACCCGGTACTTTACGACTTCTACGAAGACGCTTTCAGCAAGGTTATGGAGCGTTTCGCAACGATACAGAAAGACATCAGACATCACCAGCTTTGGGATGTCATAACAAAACAGAAGTTTAATGATTAAAGGCAGAAGGCTATGATTACAGCGAGTTTTTTATTTTTGTTTGCAGTAGTGGCCGCTTTGGTTTTGGCCGCTTATTTGGAGTTTGGCGGCAACCCGGCAAAAGGCATCGTCATGAAGGCCGAAGGCGACGGCGGCAGTAACGGCAGCGACAGCGGCGGCGGCTTTGACGATATCGATTACGACTTACCCTTTTAAGGTTCAGCTATGGCAGAAAAGAAAGCGGAAAAGAAAGCAAGGCCAGCCGGGAAGTCAGTAGACCCGGCGAAGCTACAGCAGAGCGTTATTATTCCTTTGTCGCAGCTTGAAACGAACAAGGGGCAAATTCCGGGAGTTCCAGCCAACCCCCGGAATATTGACGTAGTAAAGTTCAAGAAGCTAAAGGGCAGCATAGAGGAAAACCCCGAAATGCTATCCCTGCGCGAAGTGTTGGTTTACCAGCACGAAGGGAAGTACGTTATTATTGGCGGTAACATGCGCTACCGGGCTTTGAAGGAATTAGGCTATAAGGAAGCCATTTGCAAGGTTATCCCAGCCGGAGCCACCCCGGAGCAGCTTAGAGCCGTCACGATTAAGGATAATAACAGCTTTGGCGAATGGGATTTTGAAGCGTTAGGCAACCTTTGGAACGCCGAGGAATTAGACCGCTGGGGAATAGACCTGCCACCGATGGACGGCGAGGTTAAGGAAGACGAAGCAGAGGAAGACAACTTCAACCCGGCCAGCGTCACAGGGAAGCCAAAGGCGAAGGAAGGCGATATCTTCCGTTTGGGAAGACACCGCCTAATTTGCGGCGACAGCACAGACCCGGAGGTTTTGCGCATACTCATGGGCGACCAAAAAGCGGACTTGCTTCTTACCGACCCGCCCTATAACGTGGACTACAGCAGCAAGAACGAAGCACTTAACGCTGCGGACAAAGGAAACAGAGTTCAGAAGGATATAGCCAATGACAAAATGGAAGCCGGGCAGTTCCAAGAATTTCTGTATTCAGCTTTCAGTAACATAAACGAGCACCTAAAGCCCGGCGGCGCGTTCTACATTTGGCACGCAGGAACGGAAGGGCTTAACTTCAAGCTTGCAGTACAGCGCACAGGCTGGGAACTAAAGCAAATTCTTATCTGGGTAAAGAACAACATAGTTTTAGGACGGCAAGACTACCAATGGAAGCACGAACCATGTCTTTACGGTTGGAAGCCCGGCGCGTCGCATTACTTTGTAGCCCGGCGCGACCTGATAACGGTAACGGAAGACGAAGATTTAGATCTAAACGCTTTGACGAAACAGGAGCTAAAGGATTTGCTGCAAAAAGTCTTAGATTTGCCGACTACGGACATACACGAAGACAAGCCGCTAAGAAGCGCAGACCACCCCACCATGAAGCCGTTAAAGCTCATGGGCAGACTTATTAAGAACAGCACACGCCCCGGCGAAGTAGTGTTAGACACGTTCGGAGGTTCCGGCAGCACTATGATGGCTGCGGAGCAGTTAGGACGCGCCTGTTTTATGGTTGAGTTAGACCCCGCCTATATTGACGTTATTTGCAAGCGTTACGAGGAACTGACGGGAGAAAAAGCGGAATATTTAGGCAACTTCAAGACAGAAGGAAACAGCGACAAAAAACAGAAATAACAGCGACAGCCAATGGCGAACCAGGAGAATATAGAAAAGTACAAATTCCAGCCCGGACAGAGCGGGAACCCAAACGGCAGACCCCGGAACCGAGTAAAAGAGTTCCGGGAGCGCATCATGGGCAAAAAGAAGGCGAAGAAATACTTTGGTATTTCCGCTTTTGAGGTTACGGAATGGTACGAAGCCCTTATAACGATGGATTTGCCGGACTTGAAGCTATTAGCCGCAGACGATACTGCCCCAGCCCTTGCACGAACCTACGCACGGGCTATCATATTCGACATGAACGCCGGGAAGACTACGACAATAGACAAGCTTACGGCGAAACTTCACGGCAAGGCAATACAGCGTATAGAGCTGACGGGAGCCAACGGCAGCGACATAGTAGCACCCCGGACGCTTACCAAGGAAGAAGCGAAGGAGTTTATAGGAGAGCTTGAAAAGGACTATTAGCGCATGGAGCAAGTAAGAGACATAGACCTGCTAAAGACGTGGACGCTGCACAGCGTTCTAAACTTTACGCGCTACTTCTTCAAACAGAAGTTTAAGCGTAAATTCGTCGTAGGCCAGCACCATGTAGCTATAGGCAAGGCGTTAGACCGGGTTCTTTCCGGCGAGTGCAAGCGGCTTATTATAAACATAGCCCCCCGATACGGAAAGACAGAGCTGGCCGTTAAGAACTTCATAGCTATGGGATTGGCGATAAACCCGAAGGCGAAGTTTATACACCTCAGTTATTCCGACGATTTGGCGAGAGACAACAGCCGGGGAGTGCAGGAAATACTAAGGGAAGACAGCTATAGGCGACTGTTCCCGGAAACAAAGCCTACCAGCATAAACACCCGGAAATGGTTTACGTCAGCTGGCGGCGGTTTGTACGCGGTAAGTTCAGCCGGACAGGTAACAGGCTTTGGCGCGGGCATAGTGGACAAAGACGAAGAAGAAGAACTTAGCGCGGAAGTGGAAGAACTGGCCAGCGTGGATGACGGCAACTTTGGCGGCGCGATAGTCATAGACGACCCGATTAAGCCGGACGATGCCCGGAGCGAGACGGTACGCGAGAAGGTAAACCAAAAATTCGAGACTACCATCCGAAACCGCGTGAACAGCCGAAACACCCCGATTATAATCATCATGCAAAGGCTCGACGAAGAAGACCTTTGCGGCTACCTTCAAAAGCTGGAGCCGGAAGATTGGGAAGTATTGAGCCTTCCCGTTATTCAGCACGACGAGAACGGCGAGGAAGTAGCCCTTTGGCCGTTTAAGCACACCTTAGACGAGCTGCACGACCTGCGGGAGAAAAACGCCTTTGTCTTTGATACGCAGTACATGCAGAACCCGCGACCTATTACCGGGCTTATGTACGAACGGAAGTTCAGCACCTACGAAGCCGTACCGATTACCCGGAAGCGGAAGATTAAGGCGTACATAGACACAGCCGACACGGGTAAGGACTTCTTATGCTGCATTATTTACGTTGAAACGGAAATAGGCAACTTCATATTAGACGTTTACTATACCCAAGCCCCGATGGAGGTAACGGAGAGCGAGACCGCCCGGAGGTTGAGCAAGTACGAGGTAGAGGAATGCATCGTAGAGAGCAATAACGGCGGGCGCGGGTTTGGCCGGAAGGTTTGCGAGAACTGCCGCATCATAGGCAACCGAAAAACGACATTCTTCTACTTCACGCAAACGGAGAATAAGGACGTTCGCATCTTCAACCATTCCAACGAAGTACAGAACCTTTGCGTTATGCCTACCCGCTGGGATTTGCTTTGGCCGCAGTTCTACAAGGCTATTACGCAATACAAGAAAGAAGGCGGCAACGCACATGACGATGCCCCGGACGCACTTACGGGAACCGTAGAGAAGCGGAAGCAGAACGCCCAGCACTTAGCAGGAATATTTTAGTAACTAATTAAATTCATACAGACATGAACGAAGACGAAGTAAAGACCCTTACGATTGTAGACCTTCTAAGGGAGAGCACGAAGGAAGGCGCAGACCTTCCCGGCATCATGGCAGAGCTGAAGAACGGACGCTTAACCAGCGAGCCGAAGGCAGAGCAGTACACCCAGCAGATAGACCCGAAGCTGCACGACATTAACGACCCGGTAAAACGCCCAAACAAGATGGTAGTAACCGACCCGAACAGCGAAGACTACGGGCAAGTCCGCAACGTGAACGTAAACGCGGAAGACGGAATGCCGGAAAAAGGCGTTAGGATTGAGAAGGTAGCGCGTATAGCTTTGGCAATTCAGCGGCTTATCAGAGACCGGGCTGTTTCCTTCACGTTCGGGAACCCGGTAACATACAACTGCACCCCGGAAGGCGAAGACGAAGCAGCCGTTTTGCAGGCTATAAAGCGCATCTTCTACGACGTGAAGATTAGCACCATTAACCGCAGGGCAGCGCGGAACATATACGGAACTACGGAAGTAGCCGAATATTGGTATCCTGTGGAAGCAGAGGAACACGAACTTTATGGCTTCAAGACAAAGATGAAGTTCAAGGTAGCCCTGTTTAGTCCGGCTTACGGCGACAGGCTTTACCCGTACTTCGACGAGAACCGGGATATGATAGCCTTTAGCCGTGAGTTCCAGCGGAAGACGGCAGACGGCAAAATCCTGACCTTCTTCGAGACGTACACGAAGGATTTGCACTACCTTTGGAGCTGCGAAACAACAAAGGACGGACAGAAGACCAACCAATGGGAACCCGTACAGGGCTACCCGAAGCCGATAACAATAGGCAAAATCCCGGTAGTGTACGGAAGCCAGCTAAAGGTAGAATGGGAAGACGTGCAAAGCCTTATAGACAGATTGGAAAAGCTCCTTTCCAACTTTGCAGACACGAACGACTACCATGCCAGCCCCAAGATATTCGTACAGGGCAGGGTAATAGGCTTTGCACGCAAAGGCGAAGCTGGCGGCATTATTGAGGGCGAGAACAACGCGGACGCTAAATATTTGAGCTGGTCAAGCGCACCCGAAAGCGTGAAGTTAGAGATAGAGACCCTTCTAAAGCTTATCTACGCCATCACGCAAACGCCGGACATTTCCTTTGACACCGTGAAGGGCATAGGAGCCGTTAGCGGCGTAGCCCTAAAGCTTCTTTTCATGGACGCGCACTTAAAGGTACAGGATAAATGCGAGATTTTCAACGAGTACCTACAGCGGCGTATTAACATCGTGAAGGCTTACTTAGGCATAGCAAACAAGGCATGGAAGACAGCAGCCGACAAGCTTATAGTAGAGCCGATTATTACGCCCTACATTATTGAGGACGAGCAAAGCAAGATTAACATCCTTACAGCCGCCAACGGAAACAAGCAGATTGCAAGCCGGAGGGCTACCGTTCAGCGTTTGGGCTGGGCAGATGACCCGGACGAGGAAATAAAGGCCATAGAAGCCGAGGAAGCACAGGAAAACAGCTTCTTACAGGGCGAACCGACCTTCTAAGCCCTCAAAGCGTATCAATTTAGGACATTAAAAGGCCGTAGGGCGCGTTTTACCTCGCGGCTGGTGTAATTACCCACCCAAGGAAATAAAAGCGTTCTACGGCGTTTTTTCGATGAAATAACTATGCCGAACAAAAGAGAAAAGATAATTTTGCAGCTTAAAGGCTTCGACGCTGCCCATTACAGGCGAACGGAAGCCTACGCCCATCAGATTGACAAGCTTTGCAGCCTTGCGGCAGCAGACTACGCCAGCCTTGCGGGTACGCTGTTCCAGCCAGACCAAAACAAGCCGTTCAGTTTTGACGATTACCCTCGCGCCCGGAAGGAAGCCCAGCAGATTATTAACGGGCTTGCTAAAAAGATAGAAGGCGTAGTAGTTAGGGGAACGGAAGCGGAATGGCGGGCAGCTTGCGACAAGAACGACGCTTTTATTAGGTCAATAGTCAGAACCAGCAAGCTAACGCCGGAGGAAGCGGCGCAGTTCCAAGCCCGGAACCTTGAAGCCTTGCAGGGGTTCCAAAAGCGGAAGGTAGAAGGGTTAGACCTTTCCCAGCGCGTATGGAAGTACGTAGGCGACATAAAGGACACGATGGAACTGGGTATAGACGTAGCGTTAGGCGAAGGCAGGAGCGCACAGCAACTAAGCCGGGATTTGCGGGAGTGCCTACAGGAGCCTAACAAGCTCTTCCGGCGCGTCCGTGACAAGTACGGGAACCTCCAGCTTAGTAAGGCAGCAAGATTGTACCACCCCGGACAGGGCGTTTACAGGAGTTCGGCAAAGAACGCCATGAGGTTAGCCCGGACAGAGGTAAACATGGCCTACCGGGAAAGCGAGTTCTTACGCTGGCAGCAGCTGGATTTTGTCGTAGGCTTCCGCGTGATGTTGAGTAACAACCACACCGTTTTAGACAGCAAGGGGAAGCCCCAGCCGTTAGTAGACATTTGCGACGAATTGGCGGGCGACTACCCTAAGACCTTCCGTTTTGAAGGCTGGCACCCGCAATGCCGCTGCGTGGTAGTGCCTATTCTTTCCGATTACGACGAATACAACAAAGGCAGGGCAAACAGGCTAAAGGCGATTGTTAAGGGCGAGAGCTACAAAGCCATGCCTTCACGCCGGACGGTTACAGCCATGCCGGAGAACTTTACGAAGTACGTAGAGAGCATAGCAGACCGGGCAAAGGGTTGGAGAAGCCAGCCCTACTACATAAAGCATAACTTCCAAGGCGGCAGGATCGATGGCGGCTTACTTCCGGGAGTGGCAACCCGGATGAACGGAGCGACAACAGCAGCGACGCAGAAGACGGTAGAACCCTGTACGGAGTTTGACGCAAGAATAACAGGGCTTAAACGCTGGGCTTACGCTATGGGCTTAGACCTTACGAAAGCCGATGCCCTACGGCTTGCAGGTAAGCGTAACGAGCTTGAAGCGGAGTTAGACAGGCTCGATGAGATTTCCGAAAAGCGACAGGAAGAATGGCTCATGGCCTACGCGGAGCTTCAACAGGTACGCAACCAAATTAGCAAGCTCAACAAAGCCGTAGCCGACAAATATACGGCGATTTGCGGAGCTAACAGATGCGAAGCCGGGAAGTATTACGCGGATTGCATTAAGAACCTGCGGGAAGCGAAGATAGCAGCGGAAGCAGACTTAAAGAAGGCAATAGAAGCAGAAGCGAAACAAGAATATTCCCAGCACATGCCGGAGGAACTAAAGAGCGGTAAAGACTACCTCATGGGCGAAGATTACGTTTTTGATAAAGCTTTCTTCAACCTGTTAAAATCCAAGCCAACCCTAAAGATACCGCACACCAATAAGGGAAGCTACGAAACCGACAACGGCAGGACGGTAGTATTAGACAACGATAGACGCGCCCAGCTTTCCAAGTGGGAGAAGAAGGCCGTAGTTTACCATGAGTTCGGACACGCCATCGGCGACCAAAGAAGCCTTATATACGGGAGTACGGAACTGCGGGAGCTACGCGAAAGGCAGATAGCCCGGTTAAAGAAAATGGTTACTTACGATAAGACGGAAGAACACTACGACTACACCAAACGGGAATGGGTACGTACTACCAAGAAGGCAAGGCAGATGTACGCTAAAGCACTTTCCGCGAGAATAGACCGCGTTTATGCCCGACTAAAAAAGTTTGGGGATGAAGTCTTTACGCGCCGGGGAATATCCAAACATGACGCTTTAGAGCAGATAGGAAGTTTACAGGACACACTAAAGAGCCTTATCAATTCGCCGGGCGTAGGCTGGGGACATTCTACAAGCTACTTCCAAAGTGTGTCTATGCGCAGGCATGAATATCTGGCGCACTGCTTTGAAAACGCCTTCTTAGGAAACCGCGTATTCCAGCATTTTATGCCAACGGAATACGCGGAAATGATAGCTTATATAAAGAGCCTAAAGTTTAGTTAGGCGAGGTATAAGGAGCCGTCCGGGATTGCACCTATATAGGTAGCCTTCTTAGGCGGCTCTTCATTATTGCCCGGATAGACTGCCACAAGCTTACGGCGACCTTCGAGACATTCCCGGAGTATTGAAGCGGCCTTCTTTTCCGAAGGTTCAGCAATAAGCAGAAGGCGCACTAAGTCCAATTCATCCGACTCCTCGGAGAAAGCAAGGAACCCGGTTATAAGGGCTTCATTCGGTAGTGCCGTTAGTGGCTTCTTTCCTTTGGTGGTTTGTACGTTTGGAACTTTCATATTCAGCTATTCTAAAGTTAATTCTTCTACAGGCATAGGAGCACCCGGAGCCGGAGGGTACAGGAAGCACACGACGCTGTTATACCGGGAAGCCCATTTCTTGAAGTAGCGAAGGCACAGAGGGCGCATGAAGCGCGGCCAGCGGTTGAAGCGTGAAGCCCACCTTTGGCAGTTCATTTGCAAGGCTTTGATTTCGTAACGCTTCCAATTCAAGGCCAGCGTATCAAGCTCCTGCGCTAATTCTTCTATTCTTTCGTTTGTCATACACCTAAACTATTGTTTCCGGGTGCAAAGTTATGAAATTTCCGGCATACAGCCAAACGATACCCGGAACGGGAGCAACCAAATAGGCGCAAACCCTGTAAATAAGCGGTTCAGCCGTAACCAACCGACACCAAACAAAGCCTTTTCGTGAAGTTTTGGCGAAGTGTTTGTTTGCTTTTGGCGATTGTCGTACCAATATAATACGTTAATTTTGCAGCGTTTTAACGCTTTAAATACAAACAAAATGGATTTATTACAACAGATTTTAGCACTACTGAAAGCTCAATTTCCGGGCGTGCGAGAAGACGGTTTACAACAGTTGGCGGCTGCTCTCAGCCTACAGGTTGAAACCAAGGAACAGGCTACCGAACTCGTAGGGAAACTTACCGCCGAGAAGGTAGACAATTACGTAAAGGATTGGCGAAAGAAGGCAGACGCTGAGATAGCCAAGGCAAACCAAACTTTTGAAAGCGGCCTTAAAGAAAAGTACGATTTCGTAGAGAAAGGCAAGCCAGCACCCCAGCCGAACCCGCAACCGAAGCCAACCCCCGGCGGCATTACCTTAGAACAGATTAAGGAGCTTATCCACAGCGAAATGGCTGGCGTACAGCAGAGTATTACAGACATTAACGCCGGACGGGTAGCAGCAGACCGGGAAGCCCGTTTTGTCAAAGCCTTAGACGATGCCGGAATCAAGGGGAAGACCCGCGACCTTCTTTTAGACGGGTTCAAGGGTAGAACCTTTGCAGACGATGCAGCCTTTGAGAGCTTCATGACTACGCAGGGAACGGAACTAACCGCCCTTGCACAGGAACAGGCCGACAAGGGGCTGTTAAGCGGAGGAAAGCCGATATTCGGAGCCGTGAACGAACAAGGCGTTTCCAAAGCAGTACAGGACTACATCGCTTCGCGCACTTCCGGCGACACCCTTACGGGTAAGGAAATTTAAGTTTAACCATTTAACGCAGTTCAAACTATGAGCTTGAAGATTAAGCGACAGAGCGACACGCGAGTAGTACACGCCTGCACCCACAACCTTGCAGACATTCCCAACGGTGTAACCGTTAGTTCCAAGGAGCTGATACCGGGAACCCACCTAAAGGAAGGTTCGGCTATTGGTTTGGGTTCCGACGGACTCTATCACGTAGTCAAGACCGCCGAAGTATTGGAAGCCGTAGCAGCATCGGGAACCGCCATAAAGGTAGCCAAAGGCCACCACTTCAAAGCTGGCGATTTCGTGATGGCAGCAATTAACGGGAAGGCTTACGCCATTTCCGCTATTGACACCACCAGCGACCCCACCTACGACACCATTACGATAGGCACAGCCATTGGCGCAGTAGCCAAGGGCGCAGTAATTATGCTGGCCGACGCAGAGCACGCCTCCAGCGGTGCAGCCTTTAAGTACACCCCGAAGGCACTTACAGGCGACCACTACGACGTTAAGGCTTTGGAAAACCACCTCGTTAGCGCGGTTACTATTGGCCAGTTCAAACAGAGTGTTATCCCGCCTATTTCGGACGCTATTCTTAGCGCACTGAAGGGCATAGTATTAATCTAAAGAGAAAGGCAGTAAGTTATGATACAGACTCTTATGGTAGGACTTGTAGAGCGAGACATGCAGGGCGTAATTAACAGCTACGACCTGAAGCCTTACTACTACCCTACGCTTTTCCCGTTGAAGCAGAACTATACGCTTACGTGGAAAGCCCTTGAAGCACAAACGGGCTTGAAGATTGCAGCCGACCTCGTAGCGCGTGGCGTTTCCATTGACAAGAAGACCCGTGAAGCACTTAACCGCATACAGGGCGACATCCCCAAAATTGCGATTAAGCGCACCATGAACGACGAGGAGCTGGACGATTACGACGTTATGGTAGCCATGACTTCGCAGAACCCCGACCTTCGCGCTTTGGTTGAGGTTTGGGCGAAAGATACCGAATACTGCTGGACAGGCGTAGCCGCCCGTTTGGAGTGGATGGCCTTGCAGCAGATTTCGCTGGGTAAGATTACGCTTACCAAGGACAACAACGTAAGCGTACTTTCCGAGTACGACGTGGACTACGAGATACCAGCCGAGCAGAAGCTGGGTTATCAGACAGGCAGCACAAGCTGGGATAACGTGAGCGCGAAGCCTATTTCCAAGGACTTCAAGAACATCGTTAAGGCAGCACGCGCCAAAGGTATTCACTTGAAGTTTGCGTTTATGAACGTCGATACGTTCGCCAAGTTCGCAGACACCGAGGAAGTACAGAAGAAGTGCGCAAGCTTTGCGGCCAACGCCCTCGACTTGCAGGACACCCCGGATTTGGAGACCGTGAACAAGGCCATGAAGAAGCTGGCCTACCTTTACGGCTTGCAGATTGTGGTTATCGACCAGGACATCACCTTAGAGCTTGCAGACGGAAGCCGCCCCTACAGCGGCAACCCGTTCGCCGACGATGTGGTTATGTTCAGCGAGACCAAGCAGCTGGGTTATACCTATTGGAAGACCCCGGCAGACAACAAGCTGCAAGGCACAGCCGCAATTAAGGCCATGAACGGCCACACCCTTATTAAGAAGTTCGCTAACGAGGAACCCGTAGAGGAAGTAACTATGGGCGTGGCTAACGCTTTCCCGGCGTGGCTTTCGTCTTCCCGTACCTACCTTCTGGACACGGCGCACACCTCATGGAGCCACTAACAGACAGGCGAAGGGCTGGGAGCCAAAACAGGTTACAGCGTAGCGGCTACCAGCCCGGAGCCTTCCCAAAAGCATAGGCAATGACATACAGAGAATGGATTACAGCCACAACCCGGCGTTTTGGGGTAGGCAGCGAAGACGTTGAGCTAATCATGGCCAACCAAACGGAGCTTATACCCGACCCGGACGCAACCGTAGAAGCGAAGACGGCGAAGAAAGCCTTAGTTAAGGAGTTTGCCAGCATTATCCCGCTGGCCAACGTGAGCGAAGGCGGCTATTCCGTTTCGTGGAACATGGAAGCCGTAAAATTGTGGTACAACCAAACCTGCGACGAGTTAGGCATCATTCCAGCCGACAAGCCGAAGGTTAGAGACAGGAGTAACGCATGGTAGATATTTCAGCAGTCATTAACAACCAATACCCCCACTTCCTATATAAGCGAACCAGCGGCGAAGCCGTACAGAACGCCAACGGAAGCTGGGTAACGGAAGACAAAGCAGCCTTCACGCTTTGCGGCTCATGCCGGGAGGAAACTAACGGCAGGGGAAACAAGGTACAGGCGGCTAACGGTGTATTCCGGGAGTTTTCCTCTTTGGTGCAGATACCCGTAGGCGTAGAACGCATCCCGGAGGGTACGGAAATAGTTGTTACGACTACCGAGGTAGAACCCGGCGAGCTTCTAAGCGAAGACTTTGTAGAGAGAGCCAAAGCCGAAGGGATTGTTAGAATTTCCGGCGAATGTCTCAAATTTGACGAAGGTAGGCTACATAGCAGGCTATGGGTTTAACGGCGCAGTTCAAAGGCAATATAGACGCTACGTTTGGCGCGTTTCTTGAAGAAGTGGAAAGGCAGATAATAGAAAGCCTTTGCAGAATCGGCGAGGAAGCGGTTACACACGCGAAGCTCGTACCGCCGGAACGCGGATTTACCGACCGAACGGGAAACCTACGCTCTTCTATTGGCTACGTCGTTTGTAAGGACGGCAAGCCGATAAACATAGCTTTTGAAGCCGTGAAGGGCGGGCATGTAGGAGTACATACCGGGCAAAAGCTGGCTATGAACGTAGCCAAGAACTACCCGGAAGGCTATACGCTTATTGTGGTAGCAGGTATGGACTACGCGGTTTACGTCGAGAGCAAGGGGCGCGACGTATTGACATCAGCCGAGACCGAAGCCGGGAAGCTGTTAGCCCGCGAGTTAGCCGACATTATTAGGAACATTCAAGACGCAATACAATGAAGAAAGTAAGCAGCATAGACACGGACGATATTCTTTACGGGCTTATCACGAAGGCAGTAGAGGACGGCGTTATTTCGATTTCCGGCGTAGTCTGTCCGCAGGGCGAACGCCCCGACGATAGCAAGGCAGAGGACATCGTTATTAACACCATTACCGTTACACACGAAAAGCCGCAGTCAGGAACCTCGAACGTGAACATCTACGCAGCCGACAAGAAGCTGACGATTAACGGGAAGGAGCAGTACAAAGCCGACCGGGAGCGTTTGCGGGAGATAGGCGACGCGCTTACGGGCTTCTTAGACGCGCAGAATGTACCCGACCTTGAATTTGAGATAGAACAGGATGTAGTTATTAAGGAGATAGAGGTAAAACAACACTACCGAAACCTCCGTATTTCGTGGAATATTCATTAACAAATTTATACGTACTATTATGGCAAATACAGTAACTTTGGGATTGGCCGAAATTAAGTTTGGTGCAACCGCACAGGAAGCAGCTACCCTCGGTCTTACCTACCAAGACAGCTGCACCGTTTCGCAGGATGACCCCGAAACGACCGAGTTCTACGCAGAGGAAGAAGACGACCCGATAGAGATTACCGAACGCCCCGGCGCAATTCGCGCCACCTTCCAAATCATGGATCCAACCGCTGCGCTTGCACAGAAGGCAGGAACCAGCGAGGAAGGCGTTTTGATTATCAAGCCTAAGAAGGGCTTGCAAATCACCTTCAACAGGGCGAAGATTTCCTACAAGCTCGATGGTCAGTACGGGCGCGGCGGTTTGTTCCTTATCACCGTGAACGCGGTAGCCTTGAAGCCTGCAACGGGCAACAAGATTACGGTAGCCGCAGTTAGCTAAACGGGTTTTCCCTGTTCGTTAGTTAGTTTTAGGTTTTTAAGTTAGTAGTGGGAAGCCCCCGGCGATACGTTAGCGCGTTTTCGGCAGGGGCTTTTATTCTTTCAAAAGAGCATGGCAGAGACAAACGAGAAAATAGCAGCCTTAGAAGCGGAGCAGAACGAACTAAGGCTTATGATACGGGAAGGCGTAAGCTTTGACGTGAATTTGAAGTACAAACGCCGGAAGCCCGGCTTTTGGGGCTTCTTCAAGAAGCGCGAGGTAGTGACCGAAAAGCGCGTCTTCAAGATTGAGGAACCGACGCTTTCAACCTTAGACCGTCTTAGTGCGATTTGGGTACAGATGGAGATAGACGAAGCCCGGCTTACCGACGAAGACTATTTAAGGACGGCTAAGATGATAGCCAACAAACAAGCCCGGAAAACGGCTGAGATTGTAGCCATAGCCGTATTAGGCGAAGACTATTATATAGCCACAGACCGGGGCGGCTGGTTTACCCGGAAGGAAGACAAGGAAGCTTTACGGCGACTTACTTCTACATTCTTCCACAGCCTAAAGCCTTCCGAGCTGTTCACGCTGGCGGTACTAATTACCAACGTCAGCAACTTAGGGGATTTTATAAACTCTATAAGATTGATGAGCGCAACACGCACCAGCGACCCGACGCATCTTATAGAGCAACAGGGCTAAGAAGTCCATACGGAAGGCGGGGCTCAGTTTGTGCGCATTTCGGCTGGACTTTGGACTATTTGGAACACGGCATCCCGTGGGCTACCGTTCAGAGGATGCTAATAGACGCGCCGGGCGTGGAGGAAAAGGCCAAGGAACAGAACATAGACATGGCCTTAACAGACGATAACGCGGCGCAGGTTTTGGAGTTACTTAATTCATTTAATAAGCAATAGACATGAATATACAAGGCGGCGGCATTTCCTTCGAGGTAAGCGGAACCAACGCAAAGCTGATGAAGGTATTAGAGCAGAGCAAAAGGGCTATTTCTACGTTCAGCAAAGAGGGCGTAAGAGCTGGCGCGGACATAGACAAAGGCTTTGAACAGGCGGCTAACGCCATACAAACAGCCTTTCAGAAGGTGGATGCCGTAATAGACGAGAACCTGCAAGCTATAAGGCAGCTACAGGCAGAAAACGAAAAACTTGAAAAGCAGTATGCCCAGCAATTCCTGCGCGGCGACGATGAAGCCGCAAGAGCGACACAGGCGCAGGTACAGGAGAACAAAAACCTTATCAACGCCCGGCAGAAGATAATCGACCAAGCCCAGCCTATTATAGCAGAGCTGAACGAGGAAGAAAGGAAGCTACAGGAGCAGAAGAAAGCCATAGAAGGCAACGTAGAAGCTACCAAGAGCCTAAAGGCACAGCTTAGAGAGTGTAAGGAGCAGTTAGCCATCATGGAAGCCAACGGGCAGCGCGGAACGGAAGCCTACAGGAAGATGCAGGCCGAAGCCGGACGGCTTACCGACGCTTTGGGCGACGCGGCGCAACAGGCTAAGATACTTTCCCATGACAACCAGCTTTTGCAGGGTACAATGTCAACCGTTAGCGGCATAGCCGGAGCGTTCACGGCAGCACAGGGAGCCGTAGCACTTTTCGCAGGGGAGAACGAGAACCTACAGCGTATCATGTTGAAGGTTCAGAGCCTTATGAGCATAACGATGGGTTTGCAGCAGGTTATGAACACGTTAAACAAAGATAGCGCGTTTCAACTTGTAATAGTGGCACGGGCAAAGGACATGCTTACAGCGGCAAACGCCCGACTTGCTACCGCTTTAGGCATTTCGACAGCAGCAGCGCAGGCACTTATGGCAACACTGACGCTGGGGCTTTCCGCAGCTATTACGGCTATTGTCGTACTTATTTCCCGGTTGAGCAGTGAGAACGCCAAGGCAGCAGAACAGCAAAAGAAATTCAACGAGGAAGTAGCGAAGGCAGCAGGTAAGCCGCTTTCCGCATACATTCAGCTTAAAACGGAGTGGGAGAACCTAACAGGCTCAATGAAAGACCGGGAGAAGTGGGTTAAGGACAACGAAGACCGCTTTAACGCTTTAGGTTTGAAGGTGTACGACGCTAAGACAGCCGAAGACGTACTTATTAAGAATAGCGAGAACTTTGTTAAGGCTTGCATAGCCAAGGCCAAGGCGTTAGCAGCCCAGCAGCTTGCAGCCGAGAAGTACGAAGAAATATTGAAGAAACAGGCCGAAATAGAAGCCATGCCGGATAAGACACCGCGCCCGGTAACATCCGGCGGCAGCGGCGGGCCTTCACGTACTACGCCATACTTAGGCGAGAATACGGATAAGAAGAAAGCTAAGGAAGAGTTAGAGCAAATGAAGAGAGACGCGGAAAGCTTCATTAAAATGCAGATGGAATTTTCCAAGCAAGAACAGCAGCTTTTATCCAAGTTAGGAGCAGCAGCACAGACCACCGTAGCCGGGAGCGTGGAAGCCGTGGAAAAGGAAATAGCAAGCCTACAGGCGCAATATAAGAGAGCCGCCACAGACAGCGAGCGGGAAAAGCTTGCAACGCAAATTAAGAAAGAACAGGCCAAGCTAAAGAAAATCCAGCTCGACACAGGCAGCGGCAACGGTTCCGGCGGTTCCGGGAATACCCCGAAAGACCCGTACTTAGACATGCTACAGAAACGTAAAGCAGCCTACGCCCAATATTCCAAGTGGGTACAGAGTGAGGATGCGGAAGTTAGGGCAGCAGCAAGCACGACGTTTGCCGAGCTTCTTAGAGAGGGAACCAGCTACCTCGACTATTTGGAGAAGCAGCGCGAGACGATTAGCAGCAAGGCGACCAAAACGGCGGCAGACCTGCAACGCCTTCAAAAGTTAAACAACGAGATAGCAGAGCAGACGAAGCAAACCGTTCTTTCCGACTTTGAAGAACAGCTTAACCGGGAGCTGGAGCAATGCAACACGATAAGCCAGCGTTTGGGAGCTTTGGCAAAGCGACGCGGCGAACTTGCAAACGACAACAGCGACACAGACCGGGGAAAGGCCGGGATATTGGATGAAGCCGAAGCCCGCGTTTTAGAGCAGGCCAAGCAGGAAACAGCCCAGCTCTTGCAGGAATACGCAGCCTACACCAACGAGCGCATCAAGTTTGAAGAAAGCTACGCCCGGAACCGGGAGCTTCTTAACGCCACCATTCACGCCAAGGAGTTAGACACCGAAGACGAGTTTATAGCCAAGATGCTCGAAGCAAAGGAGCAATACGCGGCCTACGCAAAGGAGATGGCCAGCGAAGACGCTACGGTAGCAGCCAGCGCAAAACAGCGGTACGCGGAGCTTCTAAAGAGCGGCGGCAGCTACTTAGACATGCTACGGAACCGTATTAAAGAGCTTGAAGGCAAACGCCTAAAGGTAGGCTTAGACGTTGAGGGAACCCAGCAGCTCGAAAAGCTACGCAAGCTTCTTACGGCAGAGAACACCACCGACGGACAGGTACAGGCCGCGATACAAGCCCTTGCAAACCTTGAAAAGAAGGCGAAGGAATACGCAAAGAGCAGCGGCAGCGCGTTCTACGACGAGCTACGGGAGCAATACAGAACCTACCAGCAGCAACTAAGCGACATTCAAGAGAGGTATGCCGAACAGAGGGCAGAAGCCGAGAAGCAAGGCAACAGCCAAATGATTGCAGAGATTAACGCCAAGGAACAGGCAGAACTAAGCAAGTTAGCCGCTTCACGTCTTATGGCCAGCGAAAGCTGGAACCAGCTGTTTAGCGACCTTAGTACGCTTTCGGCAAAGACCATTAACAAGCTCATGGCCGATATAAACAGCCAAAAGGTAACGCTTTCCGCACAATTCAACCCGGCAGACCTACAGGCCATAAACACCCAATTAGAGAAGGCGAAGGAGGAACTGCACAAGCGTAACCCCTTCTTAGCACTACGCGACGCACTTGCAGAGCTACGGGCAAGCATGAAGGCAAACAAGCTTTTCGAGGAAGACTCAGACTTTGGCCGGACGCTACGCGAAAAGAAAGCGCAATACCAGCAATACGCGCAGGAAATGGCCAGCGCAGACGAAACCGTAGCCAATTCAGCCGGGGAACGCTACAAGACGCTTTTACAGGAAGGCGCGACCTTCACGGAATACCTCAAGCGCAGGATAGAAGCCCTAAAGCAGCAGAAGATAAAGATAGGCGTAGAGTTCCAAGGAGAACAGGAACTGGCAAACCTTGAAGCCATACTAAAGAAGGAGCAGGGAGAAGGGAAGACCACCGGGGAAGCCCTTAAAGCCACCTTCCAAAGCGTAGGCAGTTCTATAGAGTTCCTAAAGGGCTGTTTCGACAGCGTAGTAGGCGGCATGAAGAAAATGGGCGTTCAGATGGACGCGGAAACGGAAACCATACTTAACGACATAGGCGGCATGATGGACGGCGCGGCGCAGTTCGCACAGGGTTACGCCACTATGAACCCCTTGCAGATGATACAGGGAACCGTAGGCTTCATGTCTTCCGTATTCGATTTGTTCAACACCCGCGACCGCAGGGCAGAGGAATCCATCGAGAGACACCAAGAAGCCGTAAAAAGGCTGGGCAACGCATACAACCAGCTACGGCACGAAGTGGATAAGGCGTTAGGCGATACCGTCTATAAAAACCAAAATTCGATGATACAGAACCTTCGCAAGCAGCAGGCCGAGATACGCGGCATGATTGAAGACGAAAAGAGCAAGAAAAAAACCGATTGGGGCAGGATTGAGGAATGGGAAGAACAGATAGCCGAAGCCAGCCGACAGATAGAAGATATTATAGACGAGATATCAAAGGGCATCACGCAGACCAACGCGAAAGACCTTTCCAACGCTTTGGCCGACGCTTTGGTAGAAGCCTTTGAAGCCGGGGAAGACGCTGCGGACTCATTCGGGAAGGTAGCGAACGACGTACTGAAGAACGCGGTAAAGAACGCCCTAAAGCTTCAATTCCTTGAAAAGCCTTTGCAGAAGGCTATTAGCCAGCTACAGAAGGACATGGGATTTGACGAGGAAGGAAACGGAACCTTCAACGGCATATCGGCAGCAGAACAGGCACGTTTTAAGGACGCTATAGCACAGGCCGGGGCGAACTTCAACCAAGCAATGCAGATGTATAAGGACTTATTCGAGCAGCTCGACGAAAGCGACCCCAGCACACTAAGCGGAGCCATCAAGGGAGCCAGCCAAGAAAGCATAGACCTGCTTGCAGGACAGGCCAACGCGGTAAGAGTAAACCAAGTAACCTCGTTAGACATCATGCGCCAGCAGCTTACACGGCTTTCCAATATAGACGCTAACGTAGGCGTGATAGCCGGGCGTTTGCTTACGATTATTAACAAGCTCACGACACCAGCCGATGACGGCTTACGCGGGCAGGGTATATTAGAATAACAAATTATGGATTTCAGCAGCTTAAAGAAGGCTTTGGCCGCAGAAGCACAGGCGGCGGGCATTTGTTCGGAATGGTACAATTTCATTCTGAGCGCACAGAGTAAGGAACGGCTAATAGCTCTTTATTATAAAGGGTTCGACTTTGTGGAAGACAACGATTTCCCAAGCGAGCCGTTACGCCGGGAGTTCGACGATATACGCCGGAACTTCGGCGTTTACGAAGGCGAGCAGTTTAATACGAAGAATCCGCGAAGACTTGTAGCGTACACGGGCGCGAAAGGTTCAGCGGAATATAGTAACTTTGCAGCGGCGCAAGTCTGGGCGCGTCCGGGTTCAGAGGTTGAGGTTACGGCAAGCGACCATGCCTTTGTAACGGTTAGCGTAGCCAAGGGCGCGATAGTGAGAGTTAAGGCGAGCGGCTACGCCCGCGTTATTGTCTTCCTTCACGGCGGGAGCGAGACGCACGAAGCAAGCGAACACGCCATAGTAAAAATTAAAGAATAGCAAGAAAGAAAATGGCAACAGAACAAAACTTAATACTTTACCTTCCATGCGACGAAGCGGAGGGTTCGGCAATAGCCTACGACTACAGCAGGGGCAGACATGACGCAACCGTAGAGGGCGCAACCTTCGCCAGCGGAAAGCAAGGCAACTGCCTACACTTCGACGGCAATGGGAAGGCAGAGATAGAAGCGAACGTAATAGATTTATCCGGCGACTTCACGCTGTTGGCGTGGTTGAGGTTCCCGGCCTTCGAGGACGGCATTACGGGCGTTAAGGTAGGGCTTTTCTGCAATACATCGCAGGCCGAAAACGGATACCGGGAAGCGTGGATAGACGCGCCCTTAGATACGTGGGGCTTCTTTGTGGTACGGAAGCAGGGCGACACCGTAAGCCTGTACTTAGACACCCAGCTTATGGGTACTATAGAGCTACCCGCAACCCTTACCGGGCTGGGATTGGTGCAGGACGTTTACGGAACAAGCTATGCAGTAGCGGACATAGACGAAGTGAAAGCCTATAACGTAGTATTGAGCGACGAAGAAATAGAAGCCCTCCTTAACGAGACAAAGCAGCTTGAATATTACATAGACGGCGTGAACTTCAAAAACTACGGCATCCGGGTAGAGAGTTCGCAGGGATTGGTAGACCTTCTCAGCTTGAAGAATACCCCGACTATAGAGAACGACAACTATCACGGCGAAATGGTGGATTTGTCGGAAAAGCGTTACCAGCCGCGAGAAATAACGCTTAACTGCTGGATAAAGGCCAAGGGTAAGATGGACTTCACGGAGCGCGTAAACAAGCTTTACGCACACTTCCAAAAAGAAGGAACCGCCCGGCTTATGTGTTCAATACACCCGACAAAGCCTTTGGTTTACGACGTTTACTGCCCGGAGGGTATAGCCCAAGAAAAGAAGTGGCACGACGATATGATGATAGGAACCTTTGCCATGAAGGTAAGGGAACCCGACCCGGTTAAGCGCGTAATCAGACACCAGCGGCTGGGAGAGACCAGCAGCGAGGTAAGCGTTTCATTCCATTCCCCGAAGCTTGTAACGGTAAGCTGGGGCGACGGAACCAGCGAAAGCGTTTACGGCGACGTAGAGCTAACGCACACCTACGACAAAAACGGCATCTACTACGTTATTGTCGGCGGCGTGATTGAGGAAATAACGAATTTTCAAACTAACGGCATAATAGTATGGCAGCGTCTGTAAAACCAGTTTACACTTTAGGCGGCAGCAGCCTCGAAAGCCTCGGCGTTTACGTTTCGAGTGCTACGGGGCTGTTCAGCCTTCCGAAGCTAAAGGCACCCCAAACGGTGGACTGGCCGGACAAAAACGGGGTTATGGTAGACCTTGCAAAGCCAAGATACCAGCCCCGCGACATTACGCTTAACTGTTTTTCTAAGGGAGCAACCAGCGCAGCAGCTATGGCCGGAGTAACGGCGGTTATTGCGAAGCTTAACACCGCCGGGCTAAAGACGCTGACGGTTACTTTGGGAACTTCCTCTTATTCCTACCAAGTCTATTGCGAAGACGGCGTAGACATTTCCCGGAAGTCATGGGGAAGCGGCAAGGTAGTATTAGAGTTCACGGTAAAGCTAAAGGAGCCGCACCCGGTTAATTTCGTACCAAGTGACACCTAAAAAAGAACAATAAAGATGAACCAAATAACGGTAATTCATACAGACGGCACGACGCTGCCTTTGTTCAGCCAAACGAACGTAAGCGGAGCGACCAAGGCAACACAGAAGATGGCCTTACTTTCCGACGATTTGCTGAGCATAACGGTAACGTCAGCCGTACCCCTTTCCTTCGAGTTAGGCGACATTATCAACGTCTACGGGAAAGGCTACAGGCTAAACCAGCTTCCGCAGGTTACGAAGACAGGTAACAGACGCTACAGCTACGAACTTCAATTAGAGGGCGCACAATACGACCTCTTAGATGTTTCGTTTCAGCTACCCGAAGGCAGCTACGGCGATAACCTCTACGGCGATTTGTCCGGCCTTATTACAGCCCTTAATTGGAACGTCCGGCGCGTATTCGGCACTAAGTGGAATATTACGACGGCACTAACGGACACCCCGCACAAGAACCTGACCGTTACCGGGAAGAATTGCCTACAGGTAGCGCAGGAGCTTTGCTCGGAATTTGGCGTAGAGTTCAAGGTTACGATTTCCGGCAGTACCCGGACGATGACGTTTGTAGAGAAAGTAGGTTCCAGCCTTGCACTTACTTTGAAGTACGGGCAGGGAAACGGGCTTTACCAGCTTTCGCGGCAGAACGTAAACAACGCCGGAGTAACTACGCGCCTGTTCTGCTACGGCAGCGGCGACAATTTAGGCAGCGGCTACAGGCACACGAAGCTCTGCCTTCCCGATAAGACGCGCCTAACGTCATACATAGAAGACGCGGAAGCGGTAGCAGCCTACGGAGTGAGAGAGGGCGAGAAAGTATTTTCAGACATTCGCCCGGAGCGCATAGGCACGATTACCGGGTTAGTGTCCGGCGACGTTCTTAGCTTCAAGGATAATAATATGGACTTCGACTTAAACGAAAAGGACGGCGACGGCAACACGAAGTACCTTATCCCGGACACCAGCGCACAAATAAAGTTCATTTCCGGCAACTTAGGCGGCTACACCTTCGACCTGCACAGCTATGACCACGGAACGAAGACGTTTAAGATTAACCAATTTACCGACGAGAACGGCACGAAGTTCCCGGACACGGCAACAGCAGCCCGTCAGTTCAACACAGGCGACAGGTACATCATCACGGAAATAAACCTGCCTTCCAGCTACATAGAAGCAGCCGAAGACAAGCTGCAGACAGAAGGATCTAAGGAGCTGGCGAAGATTTGCCATCCACAAGTAAGCTATAAACTTACCTTAGACGAAGCGTTTTTTATTGAGCTTTACGGGCGCACGGATAGCGAGGTATTCCACCCCGGCGACAGCATAACGATAGTAGACGAGCAGGTAGGCGTAAACAGGGAAGTACGCATTACCCGGATAGAGCGCGACCTATTGCGCCCGCACAGCTACGACATCACGCTGAGCGACACCGTTACGAAGACTACCACGACGAAGGTAATTAACGACATTACCGAGATTAACGAGGTTATACAGAACAACGGGCTTGCAGACGTGAGCAAGGCGCGGCGCAGGTGGATGGCCACCAAGGAACTACAGGAAATGGTATTCGACCCGGACGGCTATTTTGACCCGGACAACATAAAGCCGCTTTCGGTTGAGACCGCCATGCTTACCGTAGCCGCCAAGAGCCAGCAGTTTACGCTGGTAGGCTGTTTGTTCCAACCCAATTTAGCCGGGAGGTGTAACGACTTCTACGCGCAGGATTGCAGGCTGGTACACTACGCCCTGTTAGACAACGTAGTAACCTTCAACCTTACGGGCTGCACCTATTCAGCAGCCAACGGGAACGCCCTAACAACGAATACGGCATACTATATTTATGCCCGGTGCAGCAAGGTAATAAGCAGTACCAACACAGGAACGGGCGTTCTGCTTCTGGACACGGCACAGCATAAGGCAGAGGAAACCAGCTATTACTACTTCCTTATAGGCGTTCTTAACAGCGCGGTAGACAGCGTAAGGGCTATTTCGCTTACCTACGGGGCGACCACGATTAACGGCGCGTTCATTACTACCGGGCGAATACAGAGCCAAGACGAAAACAACTGGCTCGATTTGGACGGCGGGCAGTTCCGCGTAGGCGACAGCAGCACCCACGAACTGAGCTGGAACAAAAACGCCAACGGGAAGCTGATACTAAAGGGCGGCTTTGTTCAGAACGACGGCGGCGACGAAGACGTAATAGGACTATACCGGGGCGTTTATAACGGTTCCTATACCTACTACCCCGGCGACGAAGTAACCTATTCTTCCGGCAACGTAACAAGCACATACAGGCGCATAGGCACGGGAGCGACGCGAGGGATAGCCCCGACGAATACAACCTATTGGCAGGTATTGGCACGGGGAACACGCGGCAGCTTCAAGGCGCGATGCTTCAAGCGCACCAATACAGACATCAGCGGAACGACCCCGACGGGAGGAAGCTACGACAGCCCGGTAGCTTCCGGGTGGAGCGACGGCGTACCCAGCGGAACGGCGAAGCTTTGGACTACCGTATGCACGTTCTACAGCGACGGCACAAGTAGCGGATGGTCAGCACCAGCCCCGGAAACCGATACGGCAACCCTCGATGTAGAGTTTAGCCCAAGCGAGACACAGCCAAGCGCACCAAGCGGAAGTACCCCCTACGCCAACCATGAGAGCGAAGGATGGTACGACCCGAATAGTGCGAACTTCCCTTCTACCGTGATTTGGAGAGCGGAGAGGAAGGTAAGAAACGGCGTTTACGACGGCGAATGGACTATTACGCGCATATACGGAGAGAAGGGCGAGAGCGTAAACCCGAATATTCTTGAAGATACGTTAGAGTGGAAGACCGGGAAACGGACATCGACGAACCCTAACGGCAAATGGTTTTGGCTTAACGGGCGCAATTACGGAACCTACGAAGGCAGGGTAGCCCGGTATGTGTACCCCGACGGCGAAAGTTCAAGCAGTGAGAGCTACGAACGAATAGCGGAGCAGCTCCTGATGGACAGCAGTACCCGGAAGTTGGAAGCGAATACATGGTACACCCTTTCCGTCTATTGCAAGGGTAGCGGAAGTTTTAATCTCGCTTTGCTTCAAGCTGGAAATTACATTCAAAGCAAATACTATTTCGACGGCGAAGAAGCGACTGCCAGCATTTCGGGGAATAACGACTTAAGATGTGCTGCTCAATTAACAACAAATTGGGAACGGCATACCCTAACCTTCCAAATGAAAAGCTCCTTTTCGACAACCTACCCGCTTTACGCTTCTACGCGCCTTATGACACTTTCCGGCTACGCATATATAGCCATGTTCAAGTTAGAGAAGGGCAAGGAAGCAACGGCGTACATTCCGCACGAAAACGACCTTATAGGAGCGGACGGGCAGGCCGGAACAAGCGCACCCTATTACAAGTACAAGTACCAATGGAACGGGAGCCGCACGGCATACCCTACACCTTTCACGCCTTCCGCACTAAACGCGGGTTCCGATAATTGGAAAGACACCCAGCCGACCAAACCGGGAACGCTTTACTACCTTTGGCGCACGACGGGCAAGGTAAGCGCGGACGGGAATACGCTTGTAGAGAATTGGAGCACCCCGATAAGGGTAACGCCCATAGAAAGCTCGCTAAAGATTGAGGTAAGAGGAACCAAGCACAACGGCACGACTTCGCCAGCCCCTTACGTCCATGTCTACGGCAGCGACATAACCGGGAGCTACGGGCGCGGCCATAACTTGAAGGTTCTTAACGCCAGCAGTCTAAGCGTAGTTTGGGAAGGCTACTTCGACACCTACGGCGACACCAGCAATATAAGCAGCTTAATAAGCCGTATTAACAGCTACCAAAGCCCGGCGTATATTATCGTACTTTACAGCCACGACGCTATAAGCATAAACAGCGCGTTAAACGCATGTCTTCACAAGTTCGGATGCAACCACCGAATAAGCCTTACCGCGCAGCGTTACGCCTTTGCCTTCATAGGACGCTGGGGCTTGAACCCCGGAGCCGGGATAACTAAGTATTCGGCATCGGACGAAAAGGTAGACATAGCGGCCACAGTCATAGAAGGCGAGCTTATAACCAACGGTTCAGACGGCATCAACGGCGAAAACCTCGTAGACAATTCCGAAGCGAAGGAGAGCTATAGCGTTAGTGAAAGTACCAGCACACGGAAGTTTATACAGACGCAGATGATTATACCTACCATTCCCGAAGGTAAGACCATTTCCTGCCAAGTCCGGGTAACGCTTTCCGGCTGTTCCTTCCCAACGGCTGGCGGCGAAGTGCTTGTTTACTTCGGTTCCAACACCTCATGGCCGACAATAGGCTACCTTAACGGGATAACGGCTAACGGAACCTACGACTTGAAGACGGAAGCCGTAAACGTCAATTCCGGCGACAGCGGCTGGAATAAGTACGTATATATACGACACTACAATTTCTACAACGGCGGCACGATTACCATCGAGCGCGTGAAGATTGAGGAAGGCGGCGTTTGCACAGAGTGGACTCCCAGCAAGAACGACCGCCGGGGAGCGTCCACACCCTACCAAGGCGTTTACGACAGCAGTAAGACGTACTACGGCAACCTGCGGCGTACCGACGTAGTGAAGTATAACGATGTCTATTACGTAGCAAGAGCCGACGCGGGAGTATTCACGAACAAACTGCCTACAGATACCGACTATTGGAACGACTACGGCGGGCAGTTCGAGAGCGTAGCGACACAGCTGCTATTTGCCGAATTTGCCTACGTTGAGAACTTAGGCGTTCGAGACCTGCAGACGGCGCAGAGTGGCAAGCGTGTACACATTTCCGGCGACGATAACGCGATGACTATTTACGACGAAGACGGCTATACAAGTGCGGTATTCAGCGGCGACCAATTCGATGATAGCGAACTATTCGGAGGTGCAGACCAAGCAGTAACGCCATCGAATACGAATAGAAGCTACCAAAGCGGCAACGCATTACACCCGGACATGCAATATACGGACAACGAAACAAACGGAACCTTTAACTTCCCATACGCCGGAGTATTCAGCGGGCAGGTAGTTATTTACGGTAAAATATATAGCACGCTCGTAAGTAGCGGCACGGCAAAGCCTTCACGAATGCTATACGCTACCGTCTACGTTTACCTTGATAACGCTATAATAGGCTCCGCAAGAGTTGAAGACCCAGCCGATATCATAGGCGGTGGAGATACGGCAACGAAAACCGTAACCGTTCCTATTTCCCAAGGTATTGCAGCAGGCAACCATACGCTAAAGACGAAGGTAGTTATAAGCGTAAAGAATTACACCAGCGGAACCCTTGAAGTAACAGCTAAGTCTACATTCAGTAATTGCAAGTGTTCAGCAGACATCAGAATGGCGCGTTACTTTGCCAACGGTCAGGCGGTAGGCTGTTCAGCGTCGCAGTATATGGAAGCACTTTTGCAGAAGGTAGGCACAGCAGAAAAGCTACTTTGGAAGGTACGCGCCGGGAATTGCGGAATACGCCTTTACGACGGCACGCTACAGATTATGATAGGCGGCACATGGTACACCTGTTCACGCGACAGCAGTACGGGAGCCTTGAAGCTGACATAACACACTAACGCGCCCCGGCTAACACGGCAGCTGGGGCGCATACCCGGAGCTTTGGGCGCGATTTTCACGGCTTCGAGCCTAAAAAACTTCACGGGAATTTAGCGACGTATCAGTTTAATACAAATATTCAGTAACTTTGCAAACGATTTTAAGTTAAAGATTATGCAGAACAGAAACGGCGACTTAGTGAGCGCACAGATTAGCGTAGCCGGGGAGATAGACATCATCCACGGCGAGAACTTCAAGAAGGAACAACCCTTCTGCGTCAAGAACGACGGAGATACGGCTGTATTCCTTGAAGTGAACCTTTGGGGCATGGAACCCGGCACGTACATACGTACCCGCTTCGAGACGGGCTGGAACCCCGAAATAGTGAGAGAGATAAAAGCGGCAAGTATAACCAACCCCCTAATTTGGGGATATTAAAACAACAGATTATGGGTTTAATAATTGGCGTAGGCAATACAAAACCTACATTCCCTTACGACTATTACTACGGCGTGAAGATTAACACAGCCGTAGCCGACCCGGTGTTAGAGCGCGTAGGGCTTTCCAGCCTTCACGCAAGCCTCCCGGTTCAGTCAATGATGCGCCGCTGTCTGCTTAACGACGACGGCGAAGTAGTAACCTACCTTCACGCTACGGACAGCACGAAGACAGACACAGGGGCAGCGGCAGACCTCACGGGAGCCAGCGGCATGGTCATGGTAGAAATACCCGAACACTACCGAAAGTTTGAGTTCGACGGCACGACGATAACTGCCCTTATATCGCTTATCCAGCTTCCGGGCTTCCACAAGGTACGCAAAATCTACCGTTCAGCCTACGAAGCGACCGTAGAGAGAGCCACCAACAAACTCGCCAGCGTAGTAAACGCTACAGCCGCCTACAGAGGTGGTAACAATACGGCAGGGTGGGATGACACCTACAGAAGCCTGTTAGGAAGACCAGCCACAAGTATAAGCCTTACCAACTTCCGCAGCTACGCCCGCAACAGGGGAACCGCCGGACTTAACGGCAAGGGTTGGAACTGCGACCTTTACGAAGCAGCCGTTAATACCTATTGGCTCTACGTGATTGAGTACGCTAACCTTAATTGCCAAGCCCCGTTTACGTCAGAGCTGACCGAACAGGGCTACCACAAAGGAGGGTTAGGCGACGGCGTTACGACGCTTAACAGCACGAAGTGGAACAACTTTAACGGCTATAACCCGTTTGTGCCATGCGGAATTACCAACAGCTTAGGCAACAGGACGGGCGTAGTAGATTACACCATGCCCGTTGAGTACGACGCTAACCAGCTTACCGTACACGTACCAAGCTACAGAGGTATAGAAAACCCGTTCGGCCACGTTTGGAGCTGGACGGACGGCCTGCACGTACAGGCGCAGAGTAACGATGACGGAGGAAAGCACGTATTCTACAGGGCAGAAGATGACAACCCGGCCAACTTCCAAGATAGCAACTATAACGGCTACGAAGTCCGGGGAGAGCTGCCGAGAAGTGACGGCTACGTTAAGCAGCTTGTTTGCGGAGAGTACGGCGACATCATGCCGCTAAAGGTTGGAGGAAGCGCGACTACCTATATTTGCGACTACTTCTATCAGAACATACCAGCCAGCGGCGTAGCATTAAGGGGCGTGTCTTTCGGCGGTGATGCGAATTCCGGCGCGCGTGCCGGGCTTGCGTTTGCGGCTACGCATAACGCCCCCTCGTATGCGTATACGTATATCGGTTCCCGCCTTTGCTTTATCCCCGCCGCGTAACGTCACGAAACGACCAAAAGCGAAGACACGTTCAACGCCCCAGCCGCCGCGCCATAATTGGCGGCTGGGGTTCATAAGAAAACCAAGAATAAATAAGTTCAAGAAAGCATGGACAACGAGCAGAACAGAAACCAGCAGGAAGACGATGGTAGCCTGTCTTTCCTTAACATTCCGCAGGACGAAGCAAACAAGCACTTCAACTGCAAGGAAACAACCCAGCAGAAACTGACTAACCTCACGTTTTGGGTAGTGGACTTCATAGAAGGGGTAAAGACGAAGTTCGGTAACGAACGCTTCTTAGTGAAGATTAAGTTTGAAGACCCTACGCCCAGCGGACATGACAGGGAAGAAAAGTTCTTCACGAACAGCACCGAAATAAAGTACGTTTTGGGAGAGATTAAGAAACGTAACAAGTTCCCGCGAAAGGCCACCATGAGAGCCAGCGGAACGCGCTACTACTTAGAATAAAGATTTAACGGCTGTTTGTTCTTAGGGCGTGTATTTCGGCGGTAATGCGAATAACAGCGCGAATGCCGGGCTTGCGTATGCGAATACGAATAACACCCCCTCGAATACGAATACGAATATCGGTTCCCGCAATTACTGAATAAACAATATACAAGAGCAAAGGCCGCGCCCTTCAAGGCGAAAGAATAGTAACTATTAACGGGCTTTGGTAGGGGAAACCCGAAGAAGACCACTTAATCAGCAAAGGACAGCATGAAGCGAGTAAACAACCTATACGACCAAATTATAAGTCTTGAGAACTTGCGCCTTGCGGACGACAAAGCCCGTAAGGGTAAGCTGAAGACCTACGGCGTTAAGCTTCACGACCGCAACCGGGAAGCTAACCTGCTGGCCTTGCACGAAGCCCTAAAAGCGGGAACGTACAGGACTTCGGAATACAACACATTCACGATTTACGAGCCGAAGGAGCGGATAATATTCCGGCTTCCGTACTACCCGGACAGGATAGTACACCATGCCGTTATGAACGTCTTAGAACCTATATGGCTTTCGGTATTCACGGCAGACACCTACAGCTGTATAAAGAAAAGAGGTATTCACGCGGCAGCGAAGAAACTTAGGCGAGTAATAGACAAAGATAAGCCCGGCTGCGCTTATTGCCTAAAGATTGATATTAGGAAGTTCTACCCTTCCGTAAACCACGACGTTTTGAAGGCTATAGTACGAAGGAAGATAAAGGACACACGGCTACTGCATCTTCTGGACGAGATTATAGACAGCGCGGAGGGTTTGCCGATTGGTAACTACCTTAGTCAGTATTTGGCGAACCTCGTACTTACCTACTTCGACCATTGGGTTAAGGAAGTGAAGCGGGTTAGGTACTACTTCCGTTACGCAGACGATATCGTAGTATTACACAGCCAAAAGGAGCCGTTACGCACCCTGCTTGCAGAGTTTGAAACCTACTTAGCCGTAAACGTAAAGCTGGAGGTTAAGGACAATAAGCAGATTTTCCCGGTAGCGAAAGACCACCGGGATAAGCACGGGCGAGGTATAGACTTCTTAGGCTTTGTATTCTACCTTAACGAGACACGGCTGAGAAAGCGTATTAAGCGGAACCTTTGCCGGAAGTGTGCCAAGCTCCTGAAGCGGAAGAACCCGCTAACGCCCGAAGCCTTCAAGCAGGCCGTAGCGTCATGGTGGGGATGGTGTAAGTACAGCGACAGCAGCCATTTTATAAGTAAGTTAAACATTAAATTAGCACCGAATTATGAAATCAAGTTCTGACATTCGCCCGGCTATTATTGAGCCGCTGGGCAACGGCGCATATTACTACAACTACAACGTAGTAGAGCGCAAGGAGACCGACCCCGAAACGGGAGAGGAAAAGACGGTTTACGACTATGACCAGGTAAAGGTATGGGATAAGCCCACCTACGAAAAGCTGGTTAAGACCGTCATCCGCGAGGAAATCGACGAGACGAAGGAATTTAGCTACGTGAACGACTACAACGCAGCCGTACTCGGCATCATCAGCGACGAAGCAAAGAAGGCCGAAGCCGTGAAGTCCTATAAGGAGTATTTGCAGTTTGTCGTAGACGTGAAGGCTATGGTTAAGCGAGACCTCGAAAACGCCGACTATTAAGGAAGGAGGTAGCCGTTATGATTGAGTTCGTAAAAAACTTCTTTGAAGGGGTTTTCGGGTACGGTTCCCGAATAGCCCTGTTCCTTATTGGCGCACTTTGGGGATTGATTGAGCCTACCATCCCCTTCGCCGGGATTTGCCTTTTTGCCATTCTGATAGACTGCCTTACGGCGTGGAGATTGGGAAGGCGCGTAAAGAAGCTTAACCCAAAGGCGAAGACGGATGACTACAAGTTTAGGAGCAACTACGCCCGGCGTATGTTCTACACGCTTTGCGTAGTCTATTCTTGCACCGTCTTAGGCTGGCTTATTGATACTCACATGTTCCCGTTTGCCGACCTTTACTTAGCCAGCTTCATAAGCGGAGGGTTCTGTTTGGTTCAGCTTCTTAGTATTCTTGAAAACGAGAGCAGCTGCAACGAAGCAGGCTGGGCTAAAGTCCTACAGAAAGTTTTGGTAAACAAGGCAGCACGTCACTTAGACATCGACCCGGAAGACCTGCAGCCAAAGAAAGGAGGTAGGTATGGCAGACGTTAGCGTATTAGCCCCCTTTATTCTTAGCTGGGAAGGCGGCTACGCAAACCACCCAAACGACCCCGGCGGCGCGACGAACAAGGGCGTAACCATTGCCACATGGAAGGCACAGGGCTACGACAAAGACGGCGACGGCGATATAGACGTAGCAGACCTAAAGCTGCTTACCGACGATGACGTAGTTAAGGTAGTTTTGAAGCCCCATTTTTGGAACAGGTGGAAGGCCGACCAAATTAGGAGCCAAAGCGTAGCCAATATTTGCGTAGATTGGGTATGGGGTTCCGGGAAGTACGGGATTACCAACGTACAGAAACTGCTGGGCGTTACTACGGACGGCATCGTAGGAGCCAAGACGATAGCAGCCCTTAACGCACGGGAACCACGCCAGCTTTTCGCGGCCATCAAGAAAGCAAGGGTTCAGTATATAGAAGCCCTTTGCAGAAGGCGCAAAAGCTCGGCGGTATTCAAGGCCGGATGGCTGCGCCGTCTTAACAGCATTAACTACGGAAGCCTTACCCTTAACACGGCAAGGAATAACGTACTAAAATTCGCAGACGTATGAAGAAGGTATTATTTGCTTTGCTTCTTACCGTCATTCTTTGCGGACTGCCCGGCTGCTCTTCCAGCCGGGTAGCCGTGAAGACGGAAACAGAGAAGCAGACCCGGCAGACGGTAGCAGCCGACACCAGCCGGACGGAGAAGGCAACGGCAACTCAGCAGCTTACTGCGGCTTTGTCGAGTACGGAACAGCAGAACGTAGTAATAGAGTTCGAGGAATGGGAATACTACCCAGCCCCGAACGATACTACCCGGAAGGGCAGCACAGAGACCACGGAATATAACAGGCGCACAGCCGGAGAAGCCGACAAGCCACCTAACGCCGGAGCCGTGAAGCGGCACAAAAAGGGAACAATTACCATCAACGGCACAAAGGAAACGACCGGGAAGACAGAGCAAGCCGCCATGATCCAAACGGACACAAAGGAAGCCGGGAGCCTTCGAGCCACGGCAGACGAGGGCGAGAAGGTCAAGGCCAGCACCAAGAAAGACAGCCGGAAGGCTTACGTTTGGATAGCCGTAGGGTTACTTTTGGCCGCGATATTCGTAGGGATTGGCATTTACTTAGCCCGGAGGAAATAGGGGAAAAAGTAACCCGGAAAAGCCCTAACCGGGTACTTTTCCGGGTACGTAATTTGTAAACGCTTGATTTTCAAGGTTTATTGCGGAGAGAGAGGCTCCAAGAGTGTTATTATAATACGTAACAATTTGTTCCGCTTTCCCGATTTTAAGGGCTTTTCGCTTTTTGGCTGATAACAGCTGAATACGCACGTACCCAAATAGTAAACCTAATTTCGGGTACTTTTTCGGGTACTGAAAGAAGAAAGAAAGTTCCGCTAACTTTCTTTCTTTCTTTCTTCCGTACCTTCCGGGGCGTAGCTGTCAAACTTAGCCATGTTTTCAACCTTTGCAGCGTCCACGATTTTTATATACGGCTTCATGGCCTTAAAGTCGCTGTGCCCCGTCCATTCCATGATGACAGGCGCAGGAATACCAAGGCGAAGACCGTTTACTATAAACGTCCTACGCCCGGCGTGAGTAGTCAGAACGGCGTATTTCGGCACGACCTGCTCTATACGTTCATTACCGCAGAACTGAACAATTCTAACGGGTTCGTCTATTCCGGCTTCCTCGGCGGCATCGTGTAAGTGTTCGTTCATGGTAGCGTTAGCCACCACCGGGAGGGCAAGCCCACGCGGGAACCTAACTTCTTTGTACCTTGCAAGGATTGAAAGGGCGTACTTATTCAGCTCTATATGAAGCCTGTCGTTTGTCTTCTTTGTCACTACGTCGATATAGGGCGGTTTTGCGTTTAGGTGCAAGTCAGTACGCCGGAGCTTTGCAACGTCAGAGTAGCGAAGCCCTGTAAAGCAGCAGAAGCAGAAGACATCACGCGCCGGAGCGTAGGAAGGGTTAGCCCCGGAGAATTGGAAGTTAAGGAAGTTTTGCAGTTCTTCCCATTCCAAGTAAATAACCTCCTTGCAGTCCAAGCCCGGAAGACGCGGCCTGTATTGAAGATGCGCCCGGCCTTCATAGAAGCCGTTAGAAGCAGCCCAGCGAAGGAACCAGCGAAGAAACCCTATATTCTTTTCTATTGTAGGGTTCAGAAGCTTTGCTTTTCGTATAAGGTAGCTTTTCACGAAGTCCGCGAAGTCTTCCTTAGAGAACCCGGAGAGCGAGAGCGTAGAACGCCAAGCCTTCAAGTGAGACCGAAGGGAGCTGAACTTAGTAAACGTCGCCTTAGTCCAGCTTTTATCGTAGCCTTCCGTTTCCGTGAATTTGTCGAAGACCCGGTAGAAGTCGCCTTCCTCTTCCGGGAGCTTTGCGCGTCCGGCGGTCAAGTCGAAAGCAGCCTTAAACTCCTTCACGTCCGGGGCGCGTCTGTTGTCGAGTTCAAACCGGGTTAGAACCTCATCCACCAACGTACAGAGCTTCATGATTTCCCGGTTTATTTCCCCGGCGGTTTGCCCGGCTTTGTTCTTAGTGTTTGGCTTTACTACCTCGTTGAAGGCATCCCACTTTGAAGGCGCGATAACGTAGCCGCTTCTTATGTCCGCACGGTAGCCCGACCAAGATACGCGGAGCCTTATGGCCACTTCTTCCGCTATTTCCTGCCCCGGATTGTTCGGCTTAACGTGAAGCCCTAACTTTATAGAATACTTCATTTCGCAGCCTTCCGTATTTTCTTAGTCAGCATTTCCCCGCGCCCGGTTAAGAGCCAGTCGGCAGATACCGGGAACCCGAAGACAAGAGCGTACAAAGCTTCCACTTCGATGTTACGATAGGCAGAGACATAGCCCGGCTTTGGCGTTACCCCGAACTGCAAGCGCATAGCCCGGTAACGCGGAGGGCTTAGTTTGTTGGAGTTACAGAAAGCCTCCTGTGAGTTGATAAGGCCGAGGGCTTCAAGCGCGTTAAGGGCTTCAAAGAAACGGCGGCTTATCCCTTCGCTTATTGGCGAACGGGTTACGATTGTCCGGGGCATAGGCTGGCAGCTTTAAGGTCAGACATCATGGAGAGGTAGGAGCCTTCCGGGATTTCCGCGCTTTCGCGCCCTTCAAGGTAGGCAGCTTCCAGCGCATCGAAGACGTTAGCAGGGATATAGGGATAGAACGCCCGGTTTGAGTAGAACGTATCTACGTTAATAGTGATTGTACCCATATAGCAGTTATTTTGTCGAAATTTTGCCGCTGACGGCGTTTAATATAAAAATGGTATAGTTATAAGCCCCGGAGATTTGGGGCGATTTATGGGGCGTTTCTGTGCGAAATTCCGTATCAAGGTAAGACGTACAGGTTAGCCCTATAATATATCTATGGAATCGCGCACGCGCGAAAGCTTAAACTGTCATAAACGAGGGTTCCAAGCGATACGGTCAGCCCGTCAGATGTAACCACCAAGCTGGGGCAGTCAGTAAAGACCCGTTCAGAAGGTAGCGGAAAGTCCACGGCGAAGCCGGAGAACCGCCCGGAAAGATAATAGGTTTGCTTTTCCTTCAAAGCCGAAGCCGTATTTTTGTCTACGATTGAGAACACCTGAAGGGAAGCCGAAAGACTATCAAGGTGAAGACTGAAAAGCGGCGGTTCAAACTTCACTAAAAACTTACCCGCGTTCTTGTATTCTTCAAGTTCGACATCCGGGTAGGGATTGGCCGGGTATTCGAGCATCCCGGCAAATTCAAAGGGAATACTATCAAGCAAGGGGAGGGAACCGCCAGCGTAGGCCATGAAGGAGCCTTTAAGGGCATCGGAGAAAGCGGAGCGCGTTATTTCGTTATTGGCAGCGTCCGGGTTTGCTTTGACACAGGAATCGAGGAAGGCCAGCAGCCGGGGCGTTTTGTCTTCCGTTTGTTGTACCTTTGGCTGAGAACAGGCAAGCAGTCCAAAGAGGGCTGCAAATACGACTATTAAATTTTTCTTCATACGACACTAATATAATTTTTGTTTAATACCAAATACTAACCGACAGCGGCACATGTGGCATCGCCTTCCGTCCGGGCAGCTACTTTTTTAAGTTCCTTTGTCAGTTCCGCAATAGTCTGCTGCTGGCTTTCAACGATGGCCGTAAGGCGTTCGTTTTCGGAGCGAAGCCAAGCCTTTTCCGTCCGGGCTTCTACAAGCAGTTCAGCCAGCATGTCAGAAGGGAGCATAGCCCCGGAGGGCTGGGGCGTAGCTTCTTTTTCTTCTTTAGTCATTTCCCCTTTGCCAAGCAGTAGCCAAATAGGGTTAAGTTCCGGGTATTGTATGCCTATAGTTTGCATTACCTTTGGGGAAATTGATTGTTTGATACTTTCGACATAGGCAGAGCTTACGCCGATTTTCCGGCAAAATTCCCTTTCACTTATGCCAAGCGAAGCTATAAACTCCTTTAAGCGGAGCTTTACGGGGTTTGTCTTTTTTGTTCCTTCTTTTTCTTCCATATAGCCATTAAATGTTATGTTTCGTTAAAAATTGGCACATTGTATGCTTTTTGTATGCCAAAAGCTTGCAGGTTCCAAATATTATGCCTAAATTTGCACCCAGTAAGCGATAAGATTGCAAAACTTCACGCTTTCGGGTGCAAAGGTAAGCATTTTCTTTGAACTACACAATAACGTAAATACGTCAAATTACAAATTTTAAGCTATATGAAGTATTCGACAACGTACATTAACAGAAACTACCTTATAAAGGTTTACGGTTTCAACAACGAAGGCAAGCGCATTAACAAGCTGGTCGGAGTTAGCGGTTTGATAGCCTTAATAGGCGTAGAGCTTCTAAACAAGTTCATAGACAGAGCAGAGAAGGCCGCTGCCGATTGTACGGTTTGCAAGCTTCGCAGGGGCTTAAAGGTTAGCTTATACATGCACTAATTTTAATATTCAGCTATATGGAAACAAAGGATTTAGAACAGAGACGTAAGGCGGTTTTGGCACAGGTTTACGAAAACCTTGCAAACGTAGAGAAGAAACTGCAAAGTGAAGGGTACGTAGTAGCCGGGTACGGCGGTAATACTTACTA